CGAGTGCCATGGTCAGACAAACCGCAACGCCCTGAATCAAGACTCAAGACGCTCCGGTTTGCGCCCTGATGTCGCTCAGGGGCTGGCGCTGCTGGGAGGTGACGGACCAGACTTTGTGTGGATCATCCTTACTGCGTGGGGTTTGTTGCAGAGGAGATTGATTTCATTCGGTGCTTTTCTGTATTCCAACGTGGCAGTCAGGTCGCAGATGTCACCTTATCCCCTCTAGGGAGGGGTAGCAGCACGCGATGAAGTCAGTACGATCCTTGCTCACACTCAAAGGGGATGAATACTCATGAAAGCAGCACTGATGATCTTGGCCACATTGATGTCGGCAGGCATGGTTTTTTCTGCACATGCCGACGAGGCAAAAGCAGCCATAGCTTCAGGAACCATCAATATGGCCGCGAACATGAATGAACTCGCTTTGGCTTGTGGGCACATGAGTTCCCAGGATGTGGAGACTGGCCGCATCAAGCAACGCGACGCGGCAATCAAGGATCTTGGTGTTGCTCCCGTCAGCTACGACAAGATGTATGCCGGTTACGCATCTGACTTCAAGAAGAAATGGGGCTCCATGACCCCAGCAAAACAAAAAAGCACCTGTGATCAGATGAAGCGCTAGCAACTCCTTTACATCATGCAACCAGGCCCGCCTCAGCGGGCCTGGTTGCATGCTTTCAACTGTTGCAGAGCGGAGCTCATACCGTTGCCTTCTCGGTAGCTTTCCACAAAGGGCATTTCCGTCTTATCAACCGCAATCATCATGTCCATGGTGTTGGGGTCTATTTCAATTGGGGTACTCCAGATCCGGGTTTTTCTGTGCTGGCCAAATATTGACCGCACAGAGCGGTGCATCTGAGCAGATGCTGCTCTCAGTCCATTACCTCGCAGGTTCTGGTAAAAAGAATGCAGGATTGCTGGCCAACTTGCATGTCTTGGGGTGGCGTGCTCGCGTCCAGGCTGCCTCATCCGCTTTGGCTGCTCGATAGCCAGTCTTGCCTCCATTGCGCAGTAGCTCGCGGCTGATGGTAGATGCAGCTCGTTTAAAGCGGCTGGCAACGCAGCGGATAGATTCGCCTGCGGCCAACGCCCTGGAGATTTCTTCTCGTTCAGGCATGGTCAATGCCAGACGAGAGCGATGCCTAGCCGCTGGTCGGATGCCACCCGTCGCACTCAGGATGGTGTGAATGAAGGTGTGTGGTCGGTCAAGCAGCTTGCCGATCTCGTGCAAGGTATCGCCAGCTTTCCAGCGATCCCACATCAGGGTCTTCTGAGCTTGAGTGTACCAATCCGCGGTCTTTGCTTCGTGCCAACACTCCTTGCGCCAGTGGCGGTCATTGTGTTGCATTGACTAGTTGAATCCACAGTCGAGAGCTGCCTTAGATCACTGGCGGCTCTCGGTTGCGGCCATTGTTAGCCTGCGACTTGAACGACGGCTAATGCAGTTAGTTGACACTGGTGCAGCTAGATATGACGTACCAATAGGTTGTTCACCCGCTCTGAAACTGGAAAGCTGTGGTTGTCACGCCATCGCCACTCTCGTGGGGAGACTGCTCGCGGGCATAGGCGTGGTACCACCAAGCCATGTCTTGGGTGATCATGGCTAGGCCAACATCGAGAGTTCGTGGCACCAATGGGTGCTGACACAGGAGCGACCCAAAAGCAGACCTGTCGCCTGTATCGGTCTGTCTTGGTGCTGCCCAGCTCAGCCTCTTTCTGAAATGTCAGCTCGGCTAAGGCTTGCCAGGCGCGCTCTCCGACGGCTGCTTGCGCTCAGGGGCGTCAATGTCCTGCAGTCTTGCCTTGAGCCGTTCGTATTGCCCTGGTCTCCGTATCGGGTGGTCAGGGTGCCTCCGTCTGAGATGCTGACGATAAGGCAGAAGCGGGGTGAGCATGGATTCAGTCTATTCAACTCACAAGTAGATGGGAGCACTTTGAAGTCCATGGGGTGTAAGTGTGGACAGACAAAAGGGGTTAGACCTTTCGATCTAACCCCTTGTCATTTGGTCGGAGCGGCGGGATTCGAACTCGCGACCCTCTGCTCCCAAAGCAGATGCGCTACCAGGCTGCGCTACGCTCCGAAGGCTGTTAATGTAGCTTGAAATTGGGCTCGGAATTTAGAAATTCATGTGCAATTTGATGCAGCTAGCATGCAACGACATGCCGTTGAGGCTCGATTTTCGGCAATAAAACCATAGGTATGGTGCTGCACGAGACGCTGTCGGTGCCCTGTCGTATCGTGGGTGGGGCGAAAAATCGCACCGATTTCACACCCCCTTGAGGGCCGCTTAGAATAAGGGACGGGCGCGGGTTCACTTCCCGCCAGTCCACCATCTCCCAACAACCCAGCACATGCTGGGTTGTTTCAATCATCTGCCCGTAGCTCAGTTGGATAGAGCAACAGCCTTCTAAGCTCACCAAACAATCAAGCGCACAAGCGGGTTTCCCGAGGTTTTATGCTCCGCTTCGCTGTATGTTTAAACAGTGTTTAAATGACGTAAACGTGTTGCAGCTAAAGCCTTTGCGGAGCAAGAATTTCTCTATTTTGTAGCTTGAACCTTAGTGCCTCGGCGCAGGTAGTGGCGCTTGGTCGTCTGCACAGACGTGTGCCCCAATTGCTTGGACGCAGCCAGTTCTCCGCGTTCGTCGGCAACATCGTCAGCGGCCTTTGCGCGCAAATCGTAGAACCAGAAGGCGCGGATCTGCGCGGCCAGCGCGGCATTGCCTGACTTGTCAGCCTCGTCGGCGGCGTCAGATCGCGCAGTCTCAAACGCTTTGCGAAGCATTTGTTTGGACATGGCCTTGCCGTATTGGCTGACCAGCAGATTTGCGCTCCAAGTCTTGTGTGATCGCTTTCGCTCCTCGATACGATCCAGCAGGGCCTTGAGCTCGCCTTCGATGATGAATCGAAGCGCCGCGGAGGTCTTGCTCTGCTTGATTACGAGGTAGCCGTCAATGATGTCGTGGTCGGTAAGGGACCGGGTATCGCCGGGCCGCTGGCCAGTCAGATAGGCCAGGTCCATGGCGTCCTTCAATGCCACGTTGCCATGCTCGTAGACCAAGCGATAGACCTCATCGGAGATGTAGACCTCGCGCTTGCCTAGCGAGTGGCCTTCAATGCCCGTGCAAGGGTTCTCGTTCTCCGTCCAGCCCCAGGCCCGGGCCATGTTGAACATGTGTGAGAACACGCGCTTGAGCCGGTTGGCGGTCGTGGGAGTGTCTTTCGCCCATTGCAGCAGCAGATAGATGTGCTTGGGCTTGATGGCATTCAACGGGGCCGGCGTGGGGTTGCAGAAGAAGGTGCGCAGCTTCTTCAGATCACCCAGCTGGGTAGCCTGCGTGGACTTGGCTTTGAGTGGGATCACCTCTGCCTCGTACTTGTCCGCCAGTTCTGCGAAATTCTCAGAAACGGGGCGGGCAGGCATGGCAGAAAGCTCAAGCCATTTCTGCACAGCGACTCGGTAGTCACTGCCCAGAGGGATCTCCTTGCGCGGCTTGGCGCCTGTGTCGAAGTAGTAGTAGGTTGTGCCGGACTTCTGTTTGCGGGCCCGGAAGTTGGGCATTGCTTTAACCATGACTAAACGCAGGCTCCCATGTGAGGGCGCTGTCCTCTGGAATGGCCTGGCCTTCGATGGAGTGACGGGTCACGATTGGCCGGCCCACAGCGTTGAGATAGAACGGAATCTTCATGGCGCGCAGCGCGGCTGCCTGAAGCATTTCACGGGTCTTGCCCGCCTTGCCGCGCGCGATGCCGGTGAGTTCCTTGACTTCTTCTGGAGTTAGGAAGGTGCTCATGATCGTTAAGTCCATAAAAAAGCCCCGCATCAGCGGGGCTCGGGGTGGTTGATTGGTTCGCGCCATCTGTCGCGCTTGTCGCCTCGGTCGCAGGCTCGCTTGCTCATCCTTTCTGCGCTCCTTCCTTGGGTGCCGTCTTCATGAATACAAGCCAGTGAGTCATTCCCGAGCGGCCACTGACTTGGCCGAACAAAGGCTTTTCAGATGTCAGGGCTAGGACTTCTTTCACTTTCACCTGCGTTTCGTTCCACTTGAACACCAAGGTTCCACCTGGCTCCAGCACGCGGAAGCACTCGGCAAATCCTTGGCGCAGGTCTTCGCGCCAGTCTGGCCCCAGCTTTCCGTACTTGGCTCCAAGCCATGATTTCGGTCCGGCATGAATAAGGTGAGGTGGATCAAACGCCACCAGCTTGAAGGCGCTATCAGGGAAGGTCAGCGCGCGGAAGTCCATCAGACAGTCGGGCTCAATTCGCAGAACACGCTGGCCAGATGCATTTCCCCGCGAGTTGTCCGTCACGATGATGGTTTCGCTGCGCTGGTCAACAAATATCGCGCGCGAGTCGGTCTTGTCGAACCACATCATTCGGCTGCCGCAGCAGGCATCGAGGACGCAGGGCGTCATGTTCATATTGGTGGCTCCCAGAATGAGAAAAGCCCGCGGCGGCGGGCTGGGGTGTTGGTGGTCAGGCGGTGTATACCTGCTCTGCGATTTCGCATGTGACGCCGCAGGATGGCAGCCATTCCTTGCGGTCGGCCTTGCCTGCGGGTAACTGGTGAAGGGGGAAGCGCTGTCCCTTTAATGGACCGGAGCGGTGGCGAAGGATGTAGGCACCTGGGCCAATCTCGGCTTCCACGTCTGCAAGCCGATTGAACTCTTCGGGGTAGTCCTCGCGGATCGCCCTGAAGTAGCCAGCTCCACCCTTGACGCAGCCGATGCAATTGGCGTTCTGATAGCCCTGCAGGTACATGAATGGCAAGGTGATGCCCGCGCGCTCCACCATGGTCTTGCAGTCGGTCTTGGTCAGGCCGCGCTCAATGAGTGGTGCAACCACAGGGCGGTCTGGGTAGGCTTCTTGAAAGTCATCCAGGCGCCACTGTTCGTCAGAGGTGTAGCCCAACACCAGCACGTCGCCGGGCTGCTCGAATGTGCGCAGTAGGTCGCGTTTCAGCCTCTTGGTGCAGGACGCACCTTGACGGCCCTTGATGTAGCGAGTGCGGCGAAACACCTCGATTGGGTCCGCGCCGTATTTCTCATCGCGCAGGATAACAACCTTGCGACCGAACCAGGCTTCGCAGTCGGCCAGGAATCGACGGTTATCGGCGTGTTCACCAGCTAGATAGGCATTGATGATTTCGCAACCGTCGCCGTACTGTGCGATGGCGAGCTTGGTGGCGACTGCCGAAGCAGCGCCGCATGAAAACTGGCAAACAATTCGCATAGGGCTCCAGAAAGAAAAAAGCCCGCTCATTGGCGGGCAGTCGATTCATTAATGTGAGCGCTCGGCCCGGTTCATGGAAATCTATGAATAGGTGATCAGTTGCTGGCGCTGGCAACCAGTGTGGCGGGCAGGTCGCCCAGGCGGGTGCGGCCTTCGCCGCCCAATGCTTCGATCAGGTCGGGAATCACGCGCGACAGCTCGCCCGTGGCAATGGCCACATCGGTATCAAAGCCGCCATCGTCCTGGCTGTTGCCGTCCATGACCGCATCCAGCAGCGTGATGTTCTTGAGCTGCAGGCCTTCGGTCAGCACAAAGCTCACGCGGTCATCCCAGGTCATGGCCAGCTTGGTGGGCAGCTTGCCTTGCTCGATGTGCTTTCGCACCTCATCAATATCCAGCGGGTGGCGGGCGTAGCGCACCACGGCCTTGGACTCGTCGCATGCTTTCAGCTCCGTTTCACGGTCAGCGCTGAAGCCTGCGGGCGGCTCCTGGGTCATCAGCCAATGTGCCATGGCGGCCTGGGGGCTGGTCTGGGTGTCCAGCAGCGCCAGGGCAAAGCCGGGCAGACCTTCGACCAGCAGCGTCACCACCTCGTCGGCGCGGCCCTGGGCGCTGGTATCGAGCACCAGGGTGCGGGCCTGCGGATCGATCCAGACCCACATGCTGCCCTGCTTGGTGAAGGCCATGGGCAGCAGGTCCAGCTTGGCCTCGTCCTTGAGGTCGCGCTTTTCCTTCTTGCCGGGCTTGCGGCCTTCGGTCTTTTCGATGTGCTCGGCCTTTTCGTTGACCTTGCGATTGAGCACGCTGGCCGGCAGTACCTTGGCCTCTGTCATGAAGCGCATCACCCATTGACCTGCCACGGACTCGACCAGTGGGCCGTGCTGCTCTCCGCGCGGCGGCACCCAGCCCATGGTGCGCTCTTGTGTGGCGCCACACTCCTCAAAGACTGTCTTTTGCAGGGCATCCTCCAGCGCCTGCAGATCGCTTTGCCAGCTTTCGTCATAGCGGTAAATGATCATGTTCTTGAACATCAGGACTCCAGAAAAGAGAAAGCCACCGGTGCGGTGGCGGATTGGGTGGAGGTGGGCGCTGCAGTCACGGCAGCTCTTTCAGACATTGCACGGTCTTGTCGTCCAGCCATTCGGCATGCATGCCAGGGCAGGCGAACTCGTCGCGCAGGCTCTGGGTGATGCTCTGCGGCTCGTCGGCTTGGGCATCCGGCGCGGACAGCCAGGCTGCAAGGAGCAGGGCGCCAACGATGACCAGCAGGGATTCAACAATCGGCTTCAGCATGAGGATCTCCTGTTAGGTATCAGAGCTGAATGCTCAGAGGGGCCAGGCTTCTGGCGTGAGTGCGATCACCACGGCCGCGCCGACCAGGCAGAAGAGGCCAAAGCCGGTGAGCGCCCATTGCGCCGCGAGCAGCAGCTTTGTGGTGCGGGCTGGGGATGAAGTCGAATGCATGGAATCTCCTGTGGGCAAAGAAAAAGCCCGCGAGCGGTTGCTGCGGGCTTGAATAGAGCGCCGATGACCTTTTGGGTCATGCCTGGGAAAGGTTGAGGGGGGGCCAGGCTCGGCAAAAACTGGTGAATTGCGTTGAATTCTGCATGACGCATAAAGGGCAAACAAGACGAGTTCGGCTTACACCAAAAGGGGTAGCAACTCTGGCTTGTATGACCGAGCCAGCTACGGGTACTCATTAGCGCGATGAGTGCTCGCGCTTTGCATGGATCGGTCATCAGCAAAAGAAAATGCCCGCGAGCGATTGCTGCGGCTCCAAGGGTTGCATTGTCACTACCAGTCAATGCATAGGTGGATGTGAGCCTTTGCTCTAATTGACGCTACAGATCGAAACACATAGCCTGATTGCTCCACTTTTAGGAGACGGCATGGCGCATAACGATGTGGTCTATTGGTCTATGCAAGAGCTGCAGGAGTCTGTTCCGAGTAATGCTCAAGTTCTGGCATTTGGAGACTCTTGGTTCCACTATCCAATGTTGGGTGGATCGTTGATCAACAACATTGGGGACTTGGTCAAGCCGACAGGGCGGAAGATCCTGGTCACCGGCAAAAACGGTGTCGAAATTCGAAAGTTTGCGGAAGGCTACTGGCAGCAGCGCTTTCGAAGTGTGATTCGCTTTTATGGGCAAACTTGCGACGCCATATTGCTGAGCGGCGGTGGTAATGACTTCGCTGGGTTTGATGATCTCCGACCCCTTCTCAAAGGCGATTGCTCGAACGTAAGCACGGCAGAGGAGTGTTTTAGAGAAGGAGATGGGGAAGACACCATCATCAGACTTCAGCAACAAGTACGTGCAGCCTATGCTCAGCTAATTACTGAAGCATCGCTCACCATCCCAGGTTCAGCGAAGTTTTTCGCACACAACTATGACTACGCGCCAGTTACAGGCAAGGGCTTTATGGGAGGCGAGGCCTGGATTCGCCCGGCACTAGAGGATGCCCGGGTGCCCAAGAAACTCCACAATGCCTGCGTCAAACTGATCATCGATGGTCACTCGAATACTTTGGCGCAGTTGCAGAGTTCATTGCCAGGTCGCTTCGTGTTTGTTGATAGTAGAAACACTCTTGGCCCTAAAGACTGGGCCAACGAACTGCATCCCACTGGAAAAGGCTTCGACAAGGTCGTCAAAGCCGCTTGGGTGAGCCCGCTAAAACTGGCTGGCTTGATTTAAACGACCGGTACCAAGAACGCATAGCTACCTGTAGATGGGGTAGTTGTGCTCAGATAAAGAGCCGGTGACCTTTCGGGTCATGCCTGGGGAAGAAGGTGAGAGGGAGGAGGGCGGCTCCCAGGCCCGGCTGGAAATTAGAATGGGTCAACAGACTGGAGGTGCTTCATGACCCAGGAGGAATCTGGCGCATTCGCTGCGCTGTCGATGATCTTGACCGCAGTTGTCAAGGCGCTCCCGCCAGAGACTGCGCATCAGGTGGCGAGAGAGTTGCGCGCTGCACAGCTGGATGCCAAGCATCAGGACGGACCTGATCGGACGGATCCCGAATTCAGGCTTGGCCGCGATCACTTGGTGAATGCGTATCGCGAGCTTCTCAACAACGTGGCTGAGGGCAAGGTCCACCTTGTCGGTGGTGGGAAGAAATCAACTTGACTTGCCACCTAGCGTGACCGCTGCCGCATCTAGCGGCACGAGACATTGCGCCAAGTGAATTTGCCGTCGCTGAAGAACTCAGTCCATACCGACATGATGGGCGCCTGGCGGTACGAGAACGTAATCTGATTAGGGATCTTTGGCCCTAGTGCAGCTAACTGGCCGTTCTTGTCGAAGACTTTGACGATGTAAAGCGTGACGCCTCCGTCCTCGTCGGTGTTCAGGACTACGCGGTAGTCTTTGGTGAAGAGATCCCAGTCAAAATGTTTCGTCACATATGTATGCATGCGTACATAGGCGCGGTTTGCGTGCTTGGCAGCAGGATTAACTTTCTTCATGAGGACACTCCCTACATCTCAGAGACTGGCCGCAGAACCTGCGAGCTGACGTATCTTTGTGAGTCCGTCTTGTTGTAACTGGCAGATGTAAGCAGGTATGTAGGCGCTTACAGATTGAGCGATTGGATACCTTTGATTCAACTTGTGATATCTGTGGAACCTCAAACGGTGCACCCTCCCTTCGCGGTTGTCATCTTTCTTTGATGAGGTTGCCAAGCTAAATGGTGCGTGACTGCGTGTCTCAAAAAGAAAAGCCCGCGAGCGGTTGCTGCGGGCTTGAATAAAGAGCCGGTGACCCTTTCGGGCCATGCCTGGGGAAGAGGTCAGAAAGGGAGGGAGAGTTAACCCCAGACCCGGCGTAACAGGAAGATGGCGTCGAATTCTGCATGATGCTTTTCGGGCGATCAATAGGAGTTCGTCTTACACGAAACCGGGTAGTTCCCGGTTTGCTCATGAGGCTGCAGCAGTGCGACTTTAGGCACCTGATTTGTGCGATGAGCTACCTTGAAATGCTTATGACAAAAGAAAAAGCCCGCAAGCAGTTGCTGCGGGCGCGAATAAAAAGCCGGTGACCTATTTGGTCATGCCTGGGCAAGTTGAGGAAGTGAAAGGAGTCTGTGACCCCCAGGCCCGGCAAAACAGGTACGTGACGCAAATTTTGCCCAAAGAGAGTCACGGAATCAATATCTGCGTGGGTTCACAAAAGAGCTCGACGCCATCTGGTGTGACCACTCTCGCCACGACGCAAGCGCCGTGTTCGTGACTGACGCCAGTCCAGGCCCATTCCTGTGCTGCCGTACCTGCTCGAGCAGTCACGCCAGATAGCCCCCGCTACTTTCCCGGGGTGGTCATGATGGGCACCTAAGACCGGTGCGATTACCCTCTTGCAGTATTCCAGCCAAGCCCTTGCAGGCTTGGTTTGTAAGAACCGGGGAGCCGACCCCCGGCGCCATCACGGCGGTGGACTGAGCCGCCTAGACCTAGCGCGCAAGGCGCATCGGTGTAGCCCACGGAGTCGAACCGTGTCCAGTCCACCTGCGTGATGGCCCCGCTGTAGCCCTGCGGGAGAGGGCGCATGTATGGCAAATGTTGGCTGAATGCTCACATCTCAAGATCTCCGGATACAAAAAAGCCACCTGTCGGTGGCCGATAGAAGAGCCCGCCAGATGCGCTCGGCGCTTAGTCGATGAATCCGAGGTCGCGCAGGGCTTCAGTCTCCTGGGTGTACTCGGCATCCTCGATCAGCAGCAAGCCGTCGGGCCCATATACATTGCGCTGAGGCGCGCCCATCACTTGCTCAATGCGTTCGACTTTGTAGCCGTGCCGCTCCCAGATTTCGGTGGTGTTTATGCGTGTCATTGGCTCACTTTATCCAAACCGGATCCCTACAAGCAAGGCTTTGGTTTGCGCCCTGATCTCGCTCAGGGGCTGGCGCTGCTTGCGCAGAGGTCATGTGAATGGGTGAAAAAACCCGCAGGGCGCGTGCCGTGCGAGCTTGGTTTTGGTGATTTGTTTAGGCCAGCAGCTTTGCCTTCTGCTGGTTGAACTCTTCTTCAGTAAGCAGTCCTTGTTGCTTGAGCTCGGCCAGCTTTATCAGCTCATCAGCAAGGCTGGGCTTTGAAACTGGAGCAGGCGCCATTGCAGGCGGTGCAGGGGTTGGCGTGCTATAGACGACCTCAACTTTTTGCGGTTCGGTGCTCTTGAATGCCATAACCATCGCGACGACCCAGCCAATCAACGACCATCCCAGAAAGACGTTGACCAACACTGTGGGAGTAATGTTGGGCTGCTCTCGTTTCCAGGCCTCGAAAGAGGGGAGTAAGTAGAGCATAGGCACGAGCACAAAGAACATCATTGAAACCAGTTTGCCGAAACCGTTGAGCTCGTGCGGTGGGAGTTGACCCATGCTGTATGAAAAGAACGTGAGAAACACCAGCAGCGCGATACGGACGAAAACCATCTTCAACTCCCCCCGTGATTGAGATCAGTAGGGTGTAAGCATAGCCTAGGTTACTTTTTGTTTCGTTTAAACCGCAGCACCCTTGCAGCAAGGCGCTCTGGTTTGCCCCGTAGCGCACGGGGCAGGCGTTGCCGGGATTCCAACCGGCATGGCACGTTGCTTTTCTTGGCGCGCCTGCGCCTCACCGCCGTATAGAACCCAGCGGATGGATTTCGCGTGGCCTTTCGATGTTCCTGTTGCCGATCCCATCCGGGGGCAGAGCAGTACTGACTAGAGCGACCGACGACCTTTTGTATCCCGCTGCCGCCCGCGGTGCCCTGTGTTTACCCAGCCGTGCGGCTGCAGGAACTTCGGTGCTGGCTCGATCACTTCGCACCCATCGCAGTGGTTTGTTTCTGCGATGAGTCAATTGTTAGCTTAAGCGAATATTGTGTCAATAGCTTAAGCTAACAAAATGGAAGCTTGAGCAAATTTCTTATGGCGACTGAAAGTCGTAAACGAAAGCAGCCCGCTTGGGCAGGCTGTCTCAGGTTGCATATTGGTCACTGAAGGAGGAGCATTTAGGTATCACGCACTTCAAGGAGAGCGGCGATGTCTACCCTCATGATTCAGATGGTTGGCCTGTGGATCCTGGCCGTGCTGGTAGCCTGGGTGATCAACGAGATTAGGGACGACTGGCGGGCGTAAAAAAGCCCGCTCCGGGCGGGCTTGTTGCGATAGCTATGAGTATGAATGGACTTATGTGCTTAGCCATGCTCTTGCTAGGATTTGACCAAAAAACGGGTCTTGATCTGGTGTAGCAAAACAGTGATGGTAGCCGAAGAGCAATACCGTAATGACAGCAACACCCCAGACGGCCCATCGAACCTGTTTCAGCACATTTCGCTGCTTGGTAACGCGCTCGCTAAGAGAATTAAAGAGGGGCAATACATCTGAGCTTATTTCTGACGGTTGTGCTTCTACCTTCCTTTTGCGCAACTCAATCTCTGCTCCGATCGCGTCTACCGAGTTAATCTGGTTATTAATGAGATAATGCATAAACCATGAATAAATAAACACAGAAACGAGGATGGTTAAATTTACCGCTATATCTCCGATCTTCATGCTTGCGCCTGCTGCAATGAGAGCAGCCGGAACAGACAATAATTGATTTTGAATATCGGAGATAGTCTTATTTATGCGTAGTGTGTCTTCCTGATTTTGCTTGCTTACTTCAGACTTTAGTCGTTCAAATGAGAAATCATTTGTATATAGTGCATAAGAGCTTTTTACTCGATCAACTAAGTCGCCGTATACCTTGAGTAAATCTGAAAATTTTGCTCGTCTTCTATCCTTAAAGATTTCAAGAAGCGCCGTACGAACTATGTTGCGCTTTTGGTCTCTATGATGCTTATCCTCAAAGAATTGATTAATGAATTCATCAATGTCAGGTAGAGTGACTAAATCTTCCTTTGTGTAATCAGACGTTATCCAAACTTGTGATTCAAAGGATTTAATGAAAAATAATTCTGTTCCCTTATCTTTTGCATAGTCAGAGAATTTAAATAGGTTATCCCAGAGCTTAACTGCACCGAGGTAGTTTTCAATAATGGTAGGGATTTGATCACTTTTGCCGAATGTAAAGTTCAGCTCCCTTATTGTGAAAACTACTGGGGCGCGACGGAGGTTTGAACCTTTTAAAAAATCGAAGATGTTTTGAAAAACACCAACTGCGCCGGGTCTGAACTCAATGCGTCGCCCCGCTGTGTTGTAGCCCCTCAGAAGGGATTCAGGAATTTCTTGTACAGTTTCAGCGAAATCATATTTGGGAGGTAGAACTCCCTCCCAATGATCTTCGACATTGCGAACCTCCTTAAGCTCATCAAGGAGCCAGATGGCGATGTCATGTGGATCATTCGGTAGGCTCATTTTCCCTGACGCTTCTAACAATATGGGAAGGAGGGTTCTTCAGGATGATTGAATCGCTTTCCTCATCGTACCTGACTCGCTCGTGTTGAACATCATCAACATCAAATGATACGTGAATGGAGCCGTAGCGGGCAGCCAAACGCTGCAGCCCTTTGACTGCAGGCTTGTATGGCTTGAACTGGCCATCAATGTGGAATCCATCGGAGTCAGCTCGTTGTTGGATGAACTCCACGAAGGCTTCAGGGTGATCCGGGTTTACAGCTGCTGCTACGGTGATCAGTGGCACCTCATCCGACACCTTGGAAAGACATCCATAAAGTGATCTGCGCATTTCTATTCGCTTCGCAGTTTTTTCCTCTGGGGGAATATCTGTATTTTTATCAATAAAGGCATCCGCTGCAAGAATCACAAGCTCCGTATGGTACTTGGAGTTGGTGAAGGCCGTGCAGGCTAGGGCATTCCGGAAATAATCACTAACCCCTTTGGATCCTCGGCCTTTAATGAAAGTTAGGTGAGGCTCTTCACCATTTTGCCAGCGCGTGATATTTATTCTTGCTGCCTCATGCAAGCGATTCATATCAATGTTGAGAGTTTCGGTGATATCAAGTGTTGTTGCATCTATTCCAGAGCCTTCTTTGAGTTTTAGCATTGCAATCATCATTAAATCGTGGTTGTCTGCTGTATACCTCAAGAATAATGCATATCCTCCAGTTGACATGAAGGCTTGCTCCATCTGCCCCTTTATCAAGTCCACAGTTTTTTTTGTGAAATCGATAAAATCTTCTTCCTTGGCTACATAAGATTCTAGATTGAATGTAAATTTGTGATCATTTGGATCAATGCCAAGTGTTCCATTGCTATTTGCATTTTTTCTATAAAGATCTATCAATGTATCGCAAAGTCGATCTAGCTTTTCATTATTATCAAGGCCATTTTCACGATACTTTAACGTAACACAGCTAGGCCCCTGAGTTTCTTTTTCTTTTGCTATCTCATGTATAGTAGCCTCAATAATTCGAATGCTCATTAGTTGCCTCTCTTATGTGTGTTGGTTTGTATTGTTTGAATTTATTTTCTAATGGTTTCGCATATATTTCTATGCCGGATTTAATCCCCGTAAGCGTTCAAAACACCATCGAATCCGGCCCTACTGACCCCGCTACACGGCAGATGCATTCCACTTCCTCCTTGGGGATGGTCATGGGCGCATAGCCATTGTTGATGCTCAGCAACTGGATCTCATCACCTCGAATCCAGTTGAGCTCTTTGAGCAGACACTTGCCGTTGTGCAACTTGACCACCACATCGCGGCCTGGCTGGGCTTCAATGCTGGGGGTGATGACCACGAATTCGCCGGCGCGGTAGCGAGGGTGCATGGAGTCTCCCTTGATACGCAAGGCGTAGGCCTGAGGGTCGCCAGTCCAGTATTCCACCCAGCCATCGGGAGTGGTGTCTTGCACCAGATAGCCGTCATCTCCTCCGCGCACGCTTCCTGTAATTGGCACTCTTCTTGATTTTTTGAGTTCTAGGGCCGGCTCGACGTTTGAGTGTTCTGCGACAACATGGCGGGTCCCCTTCGGTAATTCTTTCGGGCCTATCCCCTCGGCAAGCCATGCGGGAGAGACTTCTAGTTGGTACTCTGCGCAGATGATTTCTGCATGAGTACGGCTGATCGTTGAGACTTTCTCTGGGTTGTTAAACCATGCGGAAACAGTCGGCCTGCTCACATCGCACTTCTTTGCGATGTTGGCCATAACTCCACGTTCCAGCGGCTGCGGGAACACCTCTTGGAGTCGGTCTTGAATTCTATTCATTAGCTTAGCCTAACTTTTATATTGTTAGCTTGGGCTTGCGTATATTGTTAGCTTGATCTAACATTTGTGCATGAATACATCCGCAATCCAAGTTATTGACGCATTAGGTGGCACTGCGGCTGTTGCGCGCATCTTTGAGGTATCGATGCCGAGTGTCAGCGCCTGGAAGGAGGACGGCATCCCTCCCGCGCGCATGATGTTCTTGCGTTTTGCGTACAAGAAAGCGCTTGCCTGCGTTGATTTGCACGCGGCGACAGCCAAGACCTCCCGCAATCGAGTTGTGCAAGTTCAAAGTCCCCAGGAGCTGGTGCAGCCATCCACCTCAACCAAGGAGGTGGGCAATGACTGAACGCTCATGCCATCCAGTCGCGCGGATCGTGTCCAAGTACATAGCTGCTCCTGTTGGGGTCTGGCTTGTTCAGTCGGTGAGTGCTTTCAGCCATGCACGTCCAGCTTTCCGCAAGCTGTCCTTGCGCCTGGTAATGACGCATTGGCACTTTCTTGCCTTGGCTGTAGCACGCGGGACAAAAGTAGGCACGGCCATGCACCGGCTTGTCCATGTCGCTTATCAGCGCGTACGCCCAGCCGCCGGGACATACCTCGGTGATTTGATATTGGTCTTTCTCTTCGAGCTTGGCTTCAAGCTGTGCATGTTCATCTTGCGCTTTAGCCAGCTTCACTCGAAGTTCCTGAGCTTCGAGTTCGAGGCGATGCAGCGCCTGTACCTGGGAGAGCCCCATGTCTGACATCGCCCAGATTTTTTCGCGTAATTCGGCCATAGCCGACTGGAGCTTTATTTCGTCTCTGGCTTTTACAGCCACGGCTGCTATTTCGAATGTCGATCTGGCCGCGCTCAGAGCTTCAAGAAATGCCATGTCCGCCCCTCCCGGGAATGGTTGTGTGGGAGCTTCCATTCTGCCCAGGGAGGTGGCGGGCACCCTTTTCCAGGAGGTCACATATGACTGAGCCGCAATATCGCTTTGGTGATCCACCACCAGCTGCGGTTCTGTACCGCCGCAAGCGGGCCGCTGATAGACAACTGCTTGTGGGCCTGAACAGGTATAGGACCGAAAAGGCTAGATGTACGACACAGGCGTCGTCCTCGAGCGCAATTCCTCTTCCGCCATCTGAATTGCGTCGTACGCAGCAAGAAAAGCCGACTTCATGAGCTCTTCCGTGATGTCGTCGTTTGCCTGGACGCGCTTTTGTAATGCAACGGCCGCCAATGTAGCTGCTGCCTGCATGTATTCCTGTTTCATGTCTGCCCTCCTTGTGGCTGTTGGTAACGGTTTGGAAGCCACCAGCATAGCCCAGGGTGCGGCGGGCACCTTTTCCTCTCTTCTGGCCTGTTTTCGTTTGCATGCAGGCAGTGTCTTTTTCTGCGGCTCAGCCCGCAACGTCCTTTTTCTCGGAGTCCGGACGACATGAATGCTCTTGATGCACTGCGACGCATGGTCGCCAACTACCCAGGCGGCCGCGCTGCTCTTGCTACCCGTCTGAATAAATCCGATGAAGTTCTGCGCAAGGAGCTGAGCGGCGTTTCTCCGAGCCACAAGATGGGCCTCGCTGACGCTGAAGAGATTGCGTCTATGTGCCGTGAGGCGGGTAGCGCTGAAGCGCATGCCTTGGGCACGGTCTTCTCATTCAACGCCGGCATGCTGGCGCTGCCCGAAGCGCAGCCGGGCGCTGAAAAGTGCCTGTCCAAGTCTGCAGCCATTGCCGTGCGTGAATGCGCAGACGTTCTGATGGCCACCACGATGGCGAAGGCAGACAACAACGTCAGTGACAACGACAAGCGCGTGGTGCAGCGTGAGATCGCCGAGGCCGTGGCTGCGCTGCTTGCTGTTCAGCAGTCCCTGGATGCAGAGCACGCAGCAGATAACGCGAGGTCAGAACGATGAGCACGATCATCATGGCGGCCTGCTGGCCCCTGCAGGGCATGAGCCCGAGCCAGAAAGCCGTCCTCATTTCTCTGGCCGATCAAGCCAACGACGATGGGGTGTGCTGGCCTGCAGTCGGGACCATCGCCGCACGTACCTGCCTGTCCGAGCGCGCTGTGCGCGATGCCTTGGCCTGGCTGCAAGCGGCTGGCGCTGTGTTCCGCGAGTACCGCCACAACACCAGCACTAGCTACACCGTCTGCCCCAAGCGCTTTGACCCGGCCAAGGCTCCGGCGGAGAGCAAGCGCACCACCAAGCGCAAAACCAATGTGGCGGCAAATGCCGCCCCCCCTGCGGCTGCCGCCCCCGGTGCAGATGCCGCCCCACCGGCAAATGCCGCAGTACCCCCGGCAAATGCCGCCCCAGCCCCGGCAAATGCCGCCGGTCTGGAGGGGCAAATGCCGCCCCCAAATCATCAGTTGAACCGTCACTTAACCGCCAATGAACCATCCCCGCCTGCTTTGCAGCCGGGCCGCGATGGGGCAGGTGAGCAAGAAGGCGAGGGGGAGACGGCTCTGCAGGCGGCCTGCCGGGAGACCTGGGCGGCTTACTGCGATGCCTACGTGGAGCGCTACGGGGTCAAGCCTGTTCGCAATGCTGCAGTGAACGCGAACGTGAAGACGCTGGTCAAGCGCCTGGGCTACGAGGAAGCGCCGCTGGTGGCTGCGTGGTACGTGCGCTGCGTGAACGAGTCTTTTGTGACGAAGAACACTCACGGCGTGGGTGTGTTGGTCAACCAAGCAGAGAGCTATCGCACCCAGTGGGCGCGTGGCCAGGCCGTGACAGCAACGGCGGCGCAGGCTGCGGACAAGAGCAGCGCCAACTTTGATGCCATTGAGGAAGCCAAGCGCCTGACGCGCCAGCGCAAGGAGGGCGGCAATGCTTAACGAGCACGACACCGACTGGCTGCTTGAGGAGCTGGGCGCAACCATGGAGCTGTCTGGGCAGCAGATCCGCCCGGCCGCGCTGGCGCTGCTGGCCTCTGACCTCTCTCACATCGACAAGCCACTACTGCGCATGGCTCTAGCCCGTATCCGCGCCGAGCACAAGGGGCAGATCCTCACCGGCACCGTGCTGCAGTACGTGGACCACGCTATGGGCCGGCTGCTGCCGGCAGAAGCCTATGCGCTGGCGCTGTCCAGCTCGGACGACCGCGCCACCATCGTGTGGACGAACGAGATTGCCGATGCCTGGGCCGTGGCTGCGCCGCTGCTGCGCGCTGGCGATAAGTTCGGTGCTCGGCAGGCTTTCGTAGAGGCCTACGGCCGCATTACGGGCGAGGCCCGCGCCCTGCGCCAGCATCCTGTCGTGCAGGTGAGCCTTGGGCACGATCCCGAGGGGCGCACCCGTGCTTTGCAGGAGGCCATGACTGCTGGCCGCTTGCCGGGCGGTCTGGAGGCACTGACCGAGGATGTGCGCCACCAGCTGCAGCTGCCTGCACCACGATCTGCGCTGGCGCTGCCTGCGCCGGAGATCGCTTCAACAGGAGTAGAGCGCACCGCGCTGCAGCAGTTGGCCAAGCTGCGCGACCATTTCGCCCGCAAGGCTGGGCGCTTCACCCATGCCCAGGTCCTGGCCCGGGCAGACCGCATGCGTCTGAATCAAGAGAAGCGCAAGACCGCTGCCGCTGTGCTGGCCTACCAGCAGGGGGGCAGGTGATGAATGCAAAGCGATCTACCAACGCACTACCTCGCAGCCAGGGACCATCTGGTGCGACTGGCAATGACGCCGGGATGGTGGCACTACTCAAGGCAAAGGGCTTTGGAGTTGGAAGAGGAATCCGTGACACATGGGCACGGCCTGTGGCCGGGAATGTGGGAGGCGGTGCGAGCCGAGCTCAAGCGCCTGGGGTTCAAGCCACGGCCAAGCGATCTGGACCCGGTGGAGCCAAGTACGGCAACAAAAAGACCGTCACCCCCGATGGTGTGAAGTTCGACAGCCGGGCCGAGGCGCGCCGCTGGGGCCATCTGTGTATGCAGCTGCGCGCCGGGGAAATCAGCGAGCTGCGCCGCCAGGTGGCCTATGAGCTGGTGCCCGCCGTGAAGTTTGCCGATGCGAGCCGCGTCAAGCCGGCCATCCGCTACGTGGCCGATTTCGTCTATATGGAAAAGGGCGTGGAGGTCATCGAGGACGTGAAGGGCGTGCTGACCCCCGAATTCAAGCTCAAGCGCCACCTGATGAAGGCACTGCTGGGCCTGGAAGTGAGGTTGGTCAAATGATCAAGCCATTGGACACCGCCTTCTTTGGCAAGGTCGTGCCGCTGGCAGGCCTGCGCAAGCCCCCGAGTCCTTTGGTTCCGACGCGCACCCTGGTGCCAGATCTCGAGCGACTGCCCGATGGCCGTTATCTGCAGACCATCTGGATGCGCAATCGCTGCGAGAACCTGGTGGAAGTCGGCGCGCGCACGGTGTACGTAGTGGGCGACTATGGCTTTTTGGTCGCCGTTGAGGACAGGGGGCGCGCATGGTGGTGAAGCGTATCTACCTCGCCGGGCCCATGAGTGGCCTTCCCGAGTTCAACTACCCGACCTTTCATGCTGCAGCTGCTGTGCTGCGCGCCCAGGGCCACCACGTTGAGAACCCAGCAGAGAACCCTCAGCCGGCATGCGGTACTTGGCAGGGCTACATGCGTATGTCGCTGCGCCAGATCGCGGTCTGTGACTGCCTGTACATGCTGCCCGGCTGGCGCGCTTCTCGTGGCGCCCGCATCGAGCATGGGCTGGCGCTGGATTTGGGTCTGGAGGTGCAAGACTTTCAGGAGGCGGCATGCTGATGCGCCGCACCCCGCTCAAGCTCGGCAAGGGTTTCAAGTCTCGCGGCTCATGGGCTGGCGCTGGCCTCCGCGTTGAGCAGGACGAAGGCCATCACTACGAGTCCGGCCAGGCTTGCAGTCGTGAGCAGCGGCTGCAGGAGCGCGCCCAGCGCCAGCTGGAGAGTGCCCGTGCGACGGCCGAGATGGTGCCCTCCAATGTGGTGATTGTCCCCGGCGCTGGCACCACGGGGATTGCAGTGCGCAAGGAGAAAGCCGTCGAGAGCGAGCCCTACCGCCGTCTGGTCGCGCAGTTGCCATGCATGTGGTGTGGCATTGAGGGGTTCAGCCAGCACGCCCATCTCAATTACGGCAAGGGCCTGGGACTGAAGACGGACGACCGCACGGGGTTCCCCCTCTGCTGCAGCCGTCCTGGCATCGAGGGATGCCATGTGGCCTATGACAACTACCGGCTGCTGGAGAGCGGAGGGCGTGAGGCTCACCGCGAGTACGGCCTGGAGGCCGGGCGCTTTACGCGCGAGCAGGTTCTGAAGGCAGGCCTGTGGCCGGCCTCATTGTCGAGATGGGTCGAGTCCCGGTCTCAGGCAGATGAGCACAACAATCAGGAGAGAGCATTGAGCAGCACAGCAACACAGCAGATCGACATAGGCGAAGCAAGCCCCGTAGTGAATGAGATCCTGAAAGAGTGGCACCAGTGGTGCTCGAACACCAGAGTGGGGTCTGGCTACGGGAATAGGTCGGTGTCCTGCAGCCTTGGCCCTGGAGGCGGCGGCGTGTGGGAGGTCGCAGATCTGGAGGCTGTGGATGCCGTGATCGACGCGATACCGCAGCCACACCGCACGGCAATCTGTTTCATGGCCCGCAACCTGGCCTGCCGCGCCCAAGTCTGGAGCAGCCCGCGCCTGCCAACACAGCGGGAGGAACTGCAGGTGCTGCTTCTGGAGGCCCGCAACATGCTCACGCGCGGGCTCATCGCAAAAGGCGTGCTCTGATGCTTGACGCCCCACATTTTTTTGGCAAAATACGAGGCGGACCGGGATAACTGCGTCCAAAATTTACAAAGCCTCAGCTTAGTTGCTGGGGCTTTTTCTTTGTTACTTTATTTATTAACAACTTTTTACAATTACGATGCATATCCCTCCCCTTTGGAAAAAATATGCATCCGGTGCTTTTGAAGACTTTCGGCGGTTTAAGTAAAACTTATTATTTCAGGCAGCTTTTTTTCGGTGTGGCTTTGGCTGCATTGGGTGTGCTTAGCTTTCAGCAGCCTGGGAGGGTAGGTCCTCCTCTATGGGCGTATGTGTGGCTTGTGCTGTCTACACTTCTCTACCCATATGCACGCTTTGTCTATGAGAGCATCGTTGGGTTTATTGTTGGTAACCACCAATTTGCGTTTTACGGGTTTTGGCTGCTTTTGGCGGGCTTCATCAAACTCATGATCATGGCGCTGTGCTTCAGCTTTGCGATTTTTATTGCGCCATTGGGTCTGGCCTACCTGTACTACCACCACAGCAAGTAATCGTGAACGAGCCGCCAACAGGCGGTTGCCTTGGTTTCCAGCAAGGCCAGACTTGCGCATGCCGCCCTGAGCAATCTCGGCGGCCTTTTTATTCCCGGTTCGCTGCCACCGAACACGCCCGACGATCACGCACATTGCTTCAGGGGCGGATCACTCGGTGGCGGCACCTATACAGAGAGCGGCAAATATGGATGCAGTAGTGAATATCGCCGGCTTCACGCTCTTGGCCGCTGTCGTCGCTTCGCCTGTGGCATGCACCATGAATCGCCACGCTCTGATCATCGAAGCTGTCAAAGGTGGAGCCGACCCGATTGCTGTGCGGTGTGCAATTGAATCGGACACGGGGCAGTCAGCCATGTGTATTGCAAAGGCGCTGCAGCGTCCAGGCGAGGTGAGTAATGCCTCTGCGCCCTAACAAGCCTTGTCGCCATCGAGGCTGCAACATCCTGTCGCGCTCGCCGTCGGGGTTCTGCGATGCCCATCAGTCCGAAGCTAGCGGCTGGAATCATCCGAGGCGTGAGTCAGCCAAGGCGCGTGGCTATGACTATGCATGGCAAAAGATTCGAGAGTGGGTGATGCAACGCGACACGGGCTTGTGTCAGCCATGTCTCAAGCTCGGTGCGGTGTCGGCCGCGCAAGAGGTCGATCACATTGTCCCGAAGGCCCAGGCAAAGCGGTTGGGCTGGACCCGAGAGCAAATGGACGCAAGAGAAAACCTGCAGGCGATCTGCAAGGCCTGCCACGCTGTCAAAACGGCGCGCGAGTCGAGAGGTCTGTTCACCTCACTCTTGGCCTGATCGCCTAGCAGGCGGGCTGCAGCTTGCTGCTTGGGTGGTTCAGGGCGGGGAGGGGGAGGGTCGAAACCAGGGCGCCACCGCCCTCTAGACCGACCGGTTCGTCGAATTTTTACGCCCGCGAAATATGAAATTTAACTGGAGGCCCGATGGCAGGTGCTGCTGGGCGCTCTGGCCGTCGCCCCAAACCCACGGTAAAGAAGCTGCTAGCTGGTAATCCAGGCAAGCGTGCTCTCAATCAAGCTGAACCGGACTTCGAGCTGGTTCTGAATATCGATTGTCCAGATTGGATGGGCGATCACGGTCGGGTGCTCTGGGAGACTGTGGCGCCGCAGTTGTGCAAAGAGCGCATTTTGGCGGCGACGGATATTCAGAACCTTGAGGTGTACTGCTCTGCTTATGACCAGTTTCGGATGGCCCAGGCGGATATCGCCCAGAACGGAGTGACGGTCTCTGGAGCTATGGGGGGTGTGATCAAGAACCCCGCCGCGACGGCCCTCAAAGAGGCGACGGCCATGATGGCCAGCTATGGTGGAATGCTGGGGCTGGACCCGTCCAGTCGCCAGCGAATGATGGGGACAGGCAAGAAGAAGCAGAGCGACAACCCATTTGCAGGGGTCATCAATGGCTAAATATCCGGCGGTGGATGCAGCCAATAAGTTCGCCAAGGCCGTTGTTGCCGGCAAGATCCCGGCGTGTCGATATGTCCGGCAGGCTTGCCAGCGCCATCTGGATGATCTGCTGGCCAGCAAAAGCAAGACCTATCCTTACGAGTTTGATGCGAAGGAGGCGCAGAAGAAGATTGCTCTGATCGAGCTGCTGCCGCACACCAAAGGGGAATGGGGCTTCAAGCGCCAGTTGATCACTTTGGAGCCGTGGCAGAAGTTCGGTCTGGCTTGCACCTTTGGATGGAAGCGCAAAAAGGATGGTCTTCGCCGCTTTCGTGAAAGCTACTGGGAGGTCAATCGCAAGAACGGCAAGAGTGTCATTGCCGCTGGTGTGGGCCTGGCCATGTTTGCGGCTGACAACGAGTTTGGTGCCGAGGTTTACTCTGGGGCGACCACAGAAAAGCAGGCATGGGAGGTGTTTAGGCCGGCGCGACTGATGGCAATGCGATCACCCATGTTGCTGGAGGCTGCGGGCATCGAGGTCAATGCCTCCAACCTGAACAAGCCAGGCGATGGCAGTCGCTTTGAGCCCATCATTGGCAACCCTGGTGACGGTGCCAGTCCATCATGCTCCATCGTGGACGAGTACCACGAGCACGATAGTGATGCGCTCTACACCACCATGCTCACGGGCATGGGCGCGCGCAAACAGCCTCTGATGTTCATCATCACCACGGCTGGCTACAACATCGAAGGCCCGTGCTACGACAAACGCCGCGAAGTGGTGGAGATGCTCGACGGCACCGTTCCCAACGACGAGCTGTTTGGCTGGATCTGGACCGTTGATCCAGAGGATGACTGGAAAGATCCAAAGGTGCTGGCCAAGGCCAACCCCAATATCGGCGTGTCGGTCTATCAGGAGTACTTGGAAAGCCAGCAGCGAAGGGCCATCCAGCAGGCGCGCTTCACCAACACCTTCAAAACCAAGCACCTGGGTCTCTGGGTAACGGCCAAAGCCGGTTACTTCAACATGACCCAGTGGGAGGCGTGTGAGGATGAAACGCTGAACCTGGCGGATTTCGAGGGCCAGTCTGTGGTGTTGTCGTTCGACTTGGCTCGCAAGTTGGACATGAATAGCATGGCCCGGCTGTTCTGGCGCGACATTGACGGTAAACGCCATTACTACAGCATTGCGCCGCGCTTTTGGGTGCCAGAGGATACGGTCAACAACAGTGACAACCGCCGCATGGCCGAGCGCTTGCAGAAGTGGGTCAACACAGGCCATCTGCTGACCACCGACGGTGCCGAGATTGACTACCGCGAAATTCTGGAAGAAGCCAAGGATGCTGCAAGGCTCAATCCTGTCGAAGCTTCGCCCATGGATCCGCACGGCGCCACCAACCTGGCCCACCAACTCGACGACGAAGGCTTGCTGCCGATCACCATCATCCAAAACTACACCAACATGAGCGATCCGATGAAGGAGCTGGAGGCTGCCATCATGTCAGGGCGCTTTCATCATGACGGCAACCCGCTCATGACCTGGTGCATGGGCAACGTGATTGGAAAGCATCTGGTCGGCAACGACGACATCGTGCGCCCCATCAAGCAAGGCAACGACAACAAGATTGATGGCGCCGTGGCGCTGATCATGGCCATCGGCCGCGCAATGCCTGGAAAGCAGGTCGAGCAAGAGGTCAGTATTTATGACATCGGAGTAGGCATCTAGCCGATGCTGCTCAAGTCGATGATGGCGAAGTTGATGGCAGGAGTTTTACCACATAGAGACTTGTGGTAGTTTTCAGGCAAGCTGGTGCCAACTGGCAGTAGCCCAAGCCCGCGCATTGCGAGCTTTTTCGTTTCCGCATCAGAAGAGCTGCTCAGCAGCCAACAGCAAACCGCCCACCGAGGCGGTTTTTTCGTTTCTAGACATGAAAGAGCATGTATGCAAGAAATCCAAGCACTGAACTTCCAGGACTTCATCAGCGCTGATGGTGACATCCTGATTACCGACTCGCTGCGCGTGGCCCAAGCTCACAAAAAGCGCCATGACAACGTGATGCAGTTGATCCGCAAGCGGGTTGCCGAAGCTGGGGCGTGGGGTCTCCTGAATTTCAAGGAGGCCCACTATATTGACGCGCAAAACGGCCAGCAGTACGAGATGTTCACTATGACCAAGGAGGGCTATCAGTTCCTGGTCGGAAGAATGACGGGGAAGAAAGCTGTAGAGCATCAGATCGCGTACATCGAAGCATTCAGAGCGATGGCGGAATACATCCGGAACCAGCGCGATGGACTGCGCTATCGCTGCATGGAAAAGGAGCTGGAGTGCCTGGATAGCGCACGTCGCGGCAGCTTTCACGGACGTGGGCTGAATCTGCGAAAGCAGGAGAAGCCTGTTCTTGAGTCCGAGCTTGCCGCTTTGCTGGCGCAGGCCCAGCCGTCACTCTTATTTAACTGATTACCACACTGCTCTTTCGTGGTTGCCACCTTCGGGTGGCTTTTTTATTCCCGTCGCCTGGGCTCACTCCCCAGGGGTGTCTCACTCGCCGCCATGAAAAACCTCCTCAACATCATTACCCGCGAGCTCGTGGGCCTGGCATTCATGGTGGTGGGCTTTGTCTGTTTGCTGGCCGGCATTGCCGCGCACTTCTCTCTGGCGGTCGCGGCCATGGTGGGCGGTTGCCTGCTGCTGGTTGCAGGCGTTGCCATTGATCGGATGAGCTGATGCTGTTCAACAAAAGAGAAACCGCAGAGCAGGCGGGCACCCGCGTTGGCTGGCTGTCATCCATGATTGGTGGTGCCAAGCAATCGGCAGCCGGCCAGCTGGTTACGCCGCAGGCGGCCTTGGCTTTGCCTGTGCTGCAGAACTGTGTGTCGCTGTTGGCCGAGTCTGTGGCTCAACTGCCGCTCGAAGTGTTCGAGCGCCTGGAAGATGGCTCCCGCAAGTCTGCCGAAGCTCACCCGGCCTATGCGTTGCTCAAGTTTGCTCCCAATGATTGGCAGACGCCGTTCGAGTCGCGTGAGTATGCGCAAACGGCTTTGGGGCTGCGCGGCAACGCCTACAGCTTCATTGAGCGCGACGGCCGCGGCAACCCCACGGCGCTGATCCCTCTCAACCCGGGCGATGTCCAGGTATTCAAGGGCCCGGACCTCAAGCCGTATTACTCGATTGATGGCAAGGAGCCGGTGCCTGCGCGCTTTGTTCACCATGTGCGCTGGGTATCGCTGGACAAGTACACAGGCCTGTCGCCCATCGCCCTGCACGCCAACAGCATTGGCTATGCGCTGGCGCTGGAAGAGTACGGCAGCAAGTCCTTTCTGCACGGCACGGCGCTGTCCGGGGTGCTGGAGCGTCCCAAGGAAGCCGCGGCCATCAAGGAGCAAAGCGCCATCGATGCGCTGACCAACAACTGGCAGGCCAAGTTCGGCGGCGCGCCCAATGCAGGCAAGGTGGCGCTGCTGCAAGAGGGCATGACCTTCAAAGCCCTGTCCATGAACAACGTGGACGCGGAGCTGATCGGGGCGCTGAAGCTGGCCGCGGTGGACATCACCCGCATCTACAAGATGCCGCCACCCATGGTCGGGATGATGGAGGCCGCCACGTACAACAACGTGGAAAACCTCCAGATCCAATTTGTGATCTACACCCTGATGCCATGGCTTCGTCGCCATGAGCAGGCGCTGCAGCGCGATCTGCTGCTGCCCTCCGAGCGAAGCCGCTACTACATCGAGTTCAACATCGGCGGCCTGCTGCGCGGTAACCAGGAAGCGCGCTTCAAAGCGTACGCCGTGGCCCGCCAGTGGGGCTGGCTGTCGGTCAACGACATCCGCCGCCTGGAAAACCTGCCGCCAGTCACCGGCGGCGATGTCTACCTGCAGCCCCTGAATATGGTCGGGGCCGGCACGCAGATCCCCGAAAAACTCACCGATGCATCGGACGAGCAAGTCCGCGATATCCAGAAGGCCCTGACATGAAAAACTTCCCTCGCATCGCCAGCATGATCTTCAACACCCCGCAGATGGTGCGTGAAGACTGGCTGGACATGGCCGTGAACTGGGCCAATCAGGCGATGAATCTGAACATCGTCAACCTCAACCCCGGTGGCCAGATCATGGCCATGGAGGATGACGAGCCAGTCAACGCCATTTCGCCGGCAGAGCGCCGCCTCAACGCCGCCCGCGAGAGCGGTGTCTACGTCCTGCCCATTCATGGCGCCCTAGTCTCGCGCTCCGCGCACATGGACATGTGCACCACCATGACCAGCTACGAAAGCATTCGCTCCCAGCTGCAAGCCGCTCTGGCTGATGATGCGGTGGAGCATATTGCGCTGGATGTGGACAGCCCTGGCGGCTCAGCCACCGGCATGACCGACCTGGCAGAAGAGATCTTTGCGGCCCGCTCCGTCAAGCCCATCACGGCTATCGTGAACTTCTCCTGCTACTCAGCGGCCTACGGCCTGGCCAGCGCGGCCAATGAGATCGTGCTCAGCAAATCCTCGGGTGTGGGCTCCATTGGAGTTATCGCGCGCCATGTGGACATGAGCAAGCGCTATGAAGAGCAGGGCATCAAAGTCACCACTATCTTTGCCGGCGCCCGCAAGGCAGACCTGGCCAGTGATGCCCCGCTCAGTACCGAGGCTGCACAGTGGCTGAATGAGCTGGTGCAGCAGAACTATGCGGAGTTCACAGAGCTGGTGGCGCGCAATCGCGGCCTGACAGTGGCCGCGGTGCGCGGTACCGAGGCTGGGGTGTACTTTGGTGCCAAGGGCATCGAGCTGGGCCTCGCTGACCGTATCGAACCGCCGCAAGCGGCCATCAATCGCATCGCAGCCAGTGTTTCGGCTGGCCGCAAGCCGCAGCCGGTGCGCAGTTTTAGCGCGCGAGCTGCGGCGATGAATTTGCAGAGCCAAGCGTAAACGCATACAGCGTGAAAGCGGCGGTTCATTTTGAATCACACCAAATCACACTGGATCACACCGAATCCGGTATGATTTCCGCGTCGGTCACGAAATGTCACTGCAAACCATGGACTATCTACAGAAAGGAGGACGAAATGGGCGATGTTCGCAGAGCCAGCTTTGAGTCACTACCGCTGGAAGAGCGCCTCAAGATTGCAACTCATGGGCTGTCGATTTCTGCATATGCAAATGGGAACTACGCTCCAGTTAGCTCAAAGCAGGCGGAAAATGTAGAGCGCGTTGCTCGGAAGTCAATGAGTGAGTTCAACCTTAGCCTCAAGCGAAAGATGCAGGCTGCATAGGCTCTCCAAAGTTACAATAAGCCCCGTTCATATTGAGCGGGGCTTTTCTTTTGGCTACTCAAAACAATAATGCGCTTGCTGTTGGTGTGCATGGACCTGTTAGGCCATGGGTGTACAAGCGACTTGTCAGGCAAGACAATGATTTTGTCGGTCTGATTGCTTATAGTTTGTACAAGAAGCGTAAGACAGAGATAGCCGAATCACATCGCAACAATGGTGAGGGCGAAGACGTCATCGTCCTAAAACTGCGCGAATACCACGATCAAGTAGTAGTTGGCGACAACGAAATTGAAAGGTTTCGCTCCGATGCAACGGCCCTGCTAAATGGCTTACTTAACAACGTCACGTCGGACCTGCAGAAAGGTCATCAACAGGCCGTGCAGGAGATTGGTGTAAAGCACGAAAAAGCATTAAAAGATGCGCGAGGCTCCCATGAGAAGGCTCTCAGGGAAGCTAAAAAGCAGGCTATTGATGATGTGTCGAAATCTGCAAAGCAGGCTAAGCAGGGTCTGGGGGTTCGTGATCGATGCGTCTCCTGGCTTCTGGATGGGGTGCAGACCACACTAGCTGGTGTGTTGGTGACAGTGGTGAGTTTTGGAGCGGTCAGTTTGCTGACGTCTGACAACTGGAAGGCTGAGATGGCGGCAAAGACTGTGCAGCTTCTTACTGGGACATCGCCTAAGCCGTCAGCCGAGAAATGACTCGCACCCCGTCCTGCGGGTTTTTTTCATTTCTTGGCTTTGTTAACATTCTCCGGTTAAGGAGGATGCATGCTAGATAGGGTTCCAGTCCCAACGGACAACATCTATAAATTCATTGCACTGTTTTCAGTGGTAGCTTTGATTTTCTCGATGTGGGCGCTTTTAAATACGCAGACTTCAACCAATGAAGTTGTGTTCAAAACTCTGCCGGAGATCGAGTCCCTCAAGAAGATTAAGGTACCGACTCATGAGCAAGCAGTTAGCTTGGCTCTGCTTGAGCGGAAGCTTGAAATAGCGAAAAGCGACCGTAGAGCTCTATCGTGTGCTTTGTATGCTGTTTTTGCGGTTGCAGCAGGGTTGGCAAGTTACGGCTTTGGAAAGTGGCATAAAGAAATTCAGCCGCTTGTAGATGCTCAGAGCAAGGCGCAGCTAGAGATATTGCAACTGCAAATTGAGAAGCTCAGGCTAGAAAATCAGAAGTTGGCTGAGTCACTAAAGGGCGATGAGCCGCCGCTTGTTGCAGCCAGTCCACCGCAGCCAAGTGTGCTGGCACAGGTGGTCAGGGCGCTACTGACTCGATGAAGAATCACTGACCCGCTTCGGCGGGTTTTTTACTTTCCGCCACTTGGGTTTGAGCCCGGGTGGTTTGTTCGCGCCCGCCATGGGCATCATTGAACCCGCCTTGAGCGGGTTTTTCTATTGAAAGAGACGTTATGTCCAAAATCCATGAAATCCGTAGCGAGCGCGCCAAGATCAACGACCGCGTGCAAGCCCTGGCCAAGCTGGAGGCCGAAAACGGCTCTCTGACCGCTGAGCAGCAGGCAGAGTTTGGCGAGTTGCAGGCGCAGTTCGAGGCCATGTCCGCCCAGATCGCGCGCCTGGAGTCTGCCGAGCGCATGAACGCTGCGGCCGCAGTGCCTGTCTCTGCTGCCGCGGATGTGACCGCAACCAAGACCGTGCCAGCCCAGCCCAAGCAGCCCGAAGCAGCTGGCGCAGGCATGGCGAAGATGGTGGTGGCTCTGGCCGCCGCCCAAGGCAACCGTCAGGCTGCAGCGCAACTGGCCATTGAGCGTGGCTACGGCGAGCACATCGCCGCTTCGCTCAACACCCTGACCTCGGCCGCCGGCGGCGTGTTGGTGCCTACCAATCTGTCCAGCGAGGTGATCGAGCTGCTGCGCCCCAAGTCCACGGTACGCAAGCTGGGCGCGCGCCCCTTGCCCCTGAATAACGGCAATATGACCATCCCGCGCCTTAAGGGCGGTGCTGTGGTTGGCTATATCGGCTCTGATTCCGACGTGCCGGCAACCCAGGGCGAGTTCGATGATCTGAAGCTGTCGGGCAAGAAGCTGGCCGCCCTGGTGCCCATCAGCAATGACCTGTTGGCCAACTCTTCGGCCAATCCGAATGTGGACGCCATCGTAGTGGGCGACCTGACCAGCGCGCTGGCGGCTCGCGAAGACAAGGCCTTTCTGCGCGATGACGGCACCTCCAACACGCCCAAGGGCCTGCGCCACTGGGCATTGGCTGCAAATGTGTTCGCGCCGACTTCGGCCACGCCCACATTGGCACAGGTGGATGCGGACCTGAACAAGATGCTGTTCCGCCTGGAGAACGCCAACGCCAACATGACCAGCGTTGGTTGGGTCATGAACCCTCGCACCTTCCGCTTCCTGGCTTCTATTCGTGATGGCAATGGCAACAAGGCCTACCCGGAGCTGGACAACGGCTTCCTCAAGGGCTATGCCGTGGCATTCACCACGCAGATTCCTGCCAACCTGACCGTGGGCGCGGATTCCAACGGCTCGGAGCTGTACCTGGCCGACTTCGGTGATTGCTTCATCGGTGAAGACGAAGGTCTGGTAATCGACTACTCCAAGGAGGCCACCTACAAGGATAGCCAAGGCAATGTGATCTCCGCCTTCCAGCGCGACCAGACCCTGATTCGTGTGATTGCCAAGCACGACTTTGGCCCCCGCCACGTCGAATCCATCGTGGTGCTCAAGGACGTGCAGTGGGGATCCAGCTTCGGCTAAGCCCGCCTTGTATCGACCTGCTCTGGCCGCTGGCCGGGGCGTTCAAGGAGTGAGTTATGGAAAAAGTAGTCGTGCTGTTCACCAGGCCCTTTGGGGCTTACGCTAAGGGCGACCGTGCGGGTTTTGATGCGGACGCGGCCAAGCATCTTAAGGATCTGGGTGTGGCCAAGCCTGATGCCGAACCTGGTGCTGATCAAGTTGAGCAAGAGCTGGACGGTGCCCAACCTGCCCAAGTTGGCGCCGCTGTTGAGGACAAATTGCAGGATCTGGCACCCGAGCAGCCTCCTGCGGAGGAGGCGCAGCAAGTGCCCCAAGCCTCCGAGTCGCAGTCCAAGCCAGCAGGCAAAGCACCCAAGAGCGCCAAGGCATGATTGCCCAGTACCTTGACGATGAGCCTTTGACACTTGCCGAGGTGAAGCTGCAATGCCGAGTGGACGGAGAGGAAGAGGATGCCTACATTGAAGGTGTCCTTATCCCGGCCGCACGCGCGCTGGCCGAGGAGGTCAGTGGCTCGGCCATCCGCAAGGGGCGCTATATCGAGCAGGCCAGTGACGCAGGCCATTCGGTGCTTGCCCACGGCGGCGTGATTGAAGTGGAGAGTGTCACTGTCAACGGCGACGCTGTGCCTTTCGTCGTTGCGCAGAGTGGCCGGCGCACCTTGGTTCATGCATTGGGATTTGTCGGCAAGGCTGCCCAGATCACATACACAGCGGGTATCGACATCACGACGCATGCCGGCGTGCGCGCCTGGATGCTGCTGGTTGTCGCTTGGCTCTATGCCAACCGTGAACTGATGGGGCAGCGCGAAGGAGCGAAAGCGCCTCCGCACATCAGCGCTGCTCTCTTGTTGAGCATCAACGTGCAACCGGGGTTTTGACTATGGACGCAGGTAGTCTTCGAGACCGCATCCACATCCAGCGACGTTTGCCAGGCGGGAGTTATGGGCAGCCATCCAACATGTGGGAGGATGCGCTGCCCGGCCCCATCTGGGCCAACATTCGCTTTGGGTCCGGAAGCGAGGCCATCCGGGCTGGGCAGATTGCCAGCAAGGCCCAGGTCAGCATCCGCATACGCAAGCGCGCGGGCATCACGGCCGAGATGCGGGCGGTGTGCGATGGCGTGGAGTACGCCATCAAGGCCGTCCTCCCCGACCGCCAACACCGCGAATATGTGGATCTGGTCTGTGAGGTGACCAATGGCTAGGGGAGCCAACTCCCTGATCGCTGCGGTCGATCTCTCGGGCCTCGAGTCGCTGTTCGATGATCTAGGGGACGCTGCCGAGGAGGCCGTACGGCCAGCGGCCCAGGCCGCCGCGCAGGTGTTCTACGACACCGCGAAGGCCAACGTCGCCAGGATCAAGAAGCTCTCTGGCAACCTGGACAAGGCCATCTATCAAGCGTTCTCGCCTGAGAACAGCGGGCAGGGCGTTGCCGAGTACCACATCAGCTGGAACGCCAAGACCGCGCCGCACGGCCATCTGCTGGAGGTCGGATTCTGGCAGCGCTACCAGGTGGTGATGACCCGTAAGGGCTGGGTGACGTTGGCGCGGCCGGAGAGCGCCGGCAAGAAGAAGCCGCGGCGCCGGGCCAGCCAGGCGGAGAAGGATGCCTATTACCTTCCCCGCCCGGGCGGTCCGGTCTACATCCCGGGCAAGGCCTTCATGCGCGGCGCTCTGCGCGCGGAGCCGGCGGCAGTGCTGGCCTCTGCTGATGTGCTTTGGCAGGCATTGGAAAAGGTGAAATGATGGATGAAGCTCTGCATGCGGCTATTGCGGCTGTCATTCCGAACTGCTACGGCACCGTGGCCCCGGCCAATGCGCCGACCCCTTATGTGATATGGCGGCGTTTTGGCGGTGATGGCCCCGAATACTTGGACAACGAGGACTCGCAAGTTGAAACGGCTCAAGTCCAGGTGCAGATTTTCAGTCCGGACATCATGGAGCCCAAAACACTGATGCCCCAGTTGATCAGCGGCCTGCGGAGGCACCCGGATTTGACGATCCGCCCATCAGGCCGCTGGCGCGATGACTTTGACCACGACATGAATGTGTTTGTGGCCGATCAGGATTTTGACGTGAGCTATTGATCTTTTAGTACAATAATTTACAAATTATGGAGTCATTATGCAGGCGTGGTTTAGGGAATGGTTTAGGAAGTGGCGTAGTACTTTGGTAGCTATTGTTATTCTAATTGCAGCTTTTTTTGGATTTCGTTGGCATTTAATTGAGGAACTTCGAAAGCCTGTTCTCGCGCATCTTAATGACCCTGATTCTGCTAAGTTTCGCAATGAATTTGTCAAGGGCTCGTGGCGAGTTGAGAGCAGTACGCTTTGCGGAGAGATAAATGCTCGAAATGCAATGGGTGGTTACGTTGGATATAAGAAGTTCTACAGCGTGGATGGGAAAAATGTGAATATTGGCGCGGATGGAATGCTCTATGAGTTGAATTGCAAGTAATCCATCTGAAGAATATTTTTCTTTTGATTTTCATATTTATACGCTGACTTACCGACTAATAAATTGTCTTTAATTCGCCCTTCAGGGCGCAACAACCCGCCATCGAGCGGGTTTTTCTTTGCCTGAAAGGGGCACAACCATGCGCAAAGTTCCTCTGCCCGATGGGGCAAAACTCAATCTCTACACCTCCGCTCTTACCGCCTTGGCCGCTGGTGCAATGTCCAATGCTGCACATGCGGTGGTGACAGTGGCCAATACTTTGCAGGCTAAGGCTGTGGTCGTCATCACCAGCGAGGACTACCCTGAGCTGGAGGGGCGCGTGGCCCGCGTCAAGGCCGCGACGGCCGATAGCGTGACTCTGGACGGTGTTGATACCAGCGATCTCACAAAATTTCCGATGGGTGGAGAGGTATCGTTGATCCCTCTGGTTGCCAACGAATGGCAGCGCCTGCCTTACGTGCCCAGTTTCGCGCTGAGCGGTGGTGAGCTCAAGACTGGCAGCAGCAGCTATCTGGATGTTGAAGACGAGCAGGAATTCAGTCAGGGTCGCTCGGCGCGCCGCCTGGAATACACCAACAGCTGGAAACAGGATGGGGCGGCTCGTGCTGCTTTGAAGGCGTCTGACGGCATGGAGTCTGTGCACCGTCTGGACTTCAAGGACGGCTCCGCTAGCTACTACGTGGGCGAGCTGGCCTATGACGACACACCGAGCACCGAGAAGGGTGCCGAGATGACCACCAAGTCCACGGTGCTGCTGCGTGGCGCTCCGACCACTCTGGCTAAGGCTGCTTGATCATGAGCGAGCAGATTGCACGCCAGATCGTGCTGGGCCAGCGGCCCAAGGGCATCGTCCATTCCCTCAAGGTCGCCATGCCGGATGGCACCGAGGGTCTGCTGCCCGTGACCTTTCGATACCGCGACCGCGTGGAATTCGGTGCATTCCTTGACGGTCTCTTTTCAGTGGAGCCTCCGGCTTTTGATCCCACCGCAGGCCAGCCGTCCACTCAGCAGCAGCGCGGCGTGGTGCAGATCAACGGGCAGTACATCCATGGGTGCTTACTTGAATGGGGGCTGGATGCACCGTTCACCCTGGACAACTGCATCCAGCTGGCAAGCGAACTGCCAGCAGCGACCCAGGCCGTGATGAATACCTACAAGCAGCTGTGCATGGAGGGCCGCTTGGGAAACTGATTGCGGCAGCGCGTGCGCGATACATGCAGCTCCCGGATGCCCAGTACCTCAAGGAATGGGGGCTGCCAGTGAGCCAGTACGCCGACATGTTCAGTGTCCAGGTCTGGCCCGAAAACTGGACTGCCTGGTGCCTGTTCGATGCCCTGCAGACACAGTGGCGCGTCGGCGCCGGCGGCGTGGTGGGGCTGGACTACGGCGTGCTGGTCGATGAACTTCGCGCCCGCGAAATCCCCCATGAAGACCACGACCGGCTGCGCGCCGAGGTGCGCGTCATGGAGGCTGCCGCACTTCAAGAAATCTATGCTGAGGCTGAAAAATGAGCGATACCGACCGCCGTAAAGTCCAGATTGAGGCCTCACTGGACGCCACAGGCGTGCGCGAGGGTGCCGTTGACGCTGTGGCGGCTGCCAAGGGCATGGCCGCAGGCGTGGAGGCTGCAGGCCAAAAGGCTGCGCAGGGTCTCAAGCCCCTGGAGACACAGCCGCAGCAGGCTGCAGTCGCCATGTCTCGGGCCGAGAAAAACATGGTCGGCAGCATCCAGCGCGCCACGGTGGCCATGCAGTCGGGTGGCAAGGCCGGCTCGGAGTACTACGAGATTCTGGCCAAGCAGCGCGGTATCTCGGGTGATGTGCTCAAGCCTTATATCGACCAGTTGCGCCAGGCCGAGGCAGCGCAAAAGCGCCTGAGCCAGTCCGGCCAATATGTCATGAGTGACCGCGCTCACTCTGCTGCGATGCGTGGTGTTCCTGCGCAGTTCCAAGACATCATCGTGTCGCTGCAGGGCGGGCAGACCGCCATGACGGTATTCCTGCAGCAGGGCTCTCAGCTGATGTCCATGTTTGGTGGGGCGGGTGAGGCCGCCAAGGCACTGGGCGGCTATGTGCTGGGGATGGTGAACCCGTTCACGCTTGCGGCCGCAGCAGCTGGCGTACTGGCGTACGGCCTGTACTCAGGCGCCAAAGAAGCCCATGCATTCCTGGTCGTGCTGCAAAAGACTGGCAACCAGGCTGGAACCAGTGTCCAGCAACTGGTGGACATGTCGGCCGCAATGGATAACGTGGCAGGTATTACCCAGGCCAAAGCGGCCGAGGCCCTGGTCACATTTGCAGCGAATGCTGGCGTTGGTGCTGAACGCCTGCAGCGCTACACCACGACAGCGATTGAGTGGGAGCGTGCCACCGGGCAATCCGTGGAAGAGGTGGCCAAGGACTTCAAGAAGTTGGGCGAAGACCCCGTCAAGGCGGTGCTTGAGCTGAACAAGCAAATGGACTTCCTGACGTCGGCAACCTTTGAGCAGATCAAGTCGTTGCAGGAAGTGGGGCGTGAGACTGACGCAGCCCGTGTAGCCCAGGACGCCTACGATTCGGCAATTGCCGGCGCTACCAGCACGATCACCGCCAATTTGGGCCTGGTGGAGAAGGGATGGATTGCCATTCGGAATGTGGGCGCCGAGGTGATCGACATGATCAAGTCTCTCGGGCGCCAGGAGGGCATGCATGCTGTGGTGGAGCGGCTGCAGAAGGAGGTCAATGACTACCAGGAGCGTGGCCCGACCAACTCTGTGACCGAGAGCACGGGCAGCTATGCCAAGGGCCTCAAGAGTCGTCAGGGCAGGCTCGACAAGGCGGGCGAGATGTTGGGTCTCTCCGAGTCGGCCAACACTTATGTGCAAGGTTCTCGTGAACGTGAGCAGGCACTTATCAATCTGAGCGCAGAAGCCAGCAAGCACTATGTCAAGCAGACGCAGAAGCGCCTTGAGCTTGCTGCCGCTGAGAAGAAATACGGAGAGGCAGCAAAGACCAGCGCAGAGGCGCAGAAGCAATATGACACTGTCATTGCCGGCATCAATAAGAAGTTTGAGGAGAAAGAGAAGAAGGGGGGCAGCACGGCGCCTGCTTCCCGTCGCCTTGACCTTTCAGAGATCCAGCAGCAAATGCGTGATGAGCTGGCGACCATTGACCAGCAGCAGCGCGCTGTGGAGTTGCGCCGGCAGGCCGGATTGATTAGCGAGCAGGATTTCTACAGCCGCAAGCGCGAGCTGATTGTTCAAGCCAATGGGACAGAGCAAAAGGCCCTGCAGGCTCAGATTGATCGGTTGGAGCAGGAGAAAGTAAAGGGGAAGGAGGCCTTAGAGGTCCGCAAGCAATTGGTTGATGTGAGGGGGCGCCTCAGCGTCAAGGTGATGGAGGGCGAGAACAAGTTGGCCGCAGTCGATCAGGATGCTGCCATGGCGATGGAGCGCCAGAAGGCCGCACTTGAATCACTGACAAAGACCCATCAGCGCTACATCGAGCAACTCGATAAGCAGCAAGAGCGCACCATCGCTGCAGCCTGGATGGGGGATAAGGAGCGCGGGCGCGCACAGGGTAAATGGCAGATCGAGGACCGGTATCTGGCAGAGCAGCGACGACTCGAAGACCGGCAAATGTTTACCCCAGGTCTCAGTGTTGAGCAGCGTCAACAGATTGAGCACAGGCTGCAGGAACTCCAGGTCGAGAAGGATCGGGAGATCCAGGTCTATGACCAAACCTATCAGCAGTTAGACCTGCTGCAGGAGCGGTGGCAACTGGGTGCAAGTGTCGCCTGGCAAAACTTCGCGGACAACGCTGCGAACACAGCGCGCCAAACCGCAGATGTATGGACTACTGCGCTGAACGGTGTTGCCGAAAACCTGGCGAACCTGGTGGTGAATGGGAAGGCGTCACTTGGCGACCTGCTCCGGACGCTGGCAATGATGGAGGCACGCACCGCCTTCAGCAAGGGCATCGTGTCGTTGGGCGGGGCGGTGCGCAGCGTGCTTGGCTTTGATGACGGTGGCTATACCGGCGATGGCGGAAAGTTTGAGCCGGCGGGCATCGTCCACAAGGGCGAGTTCGTGATCAACGCTGAGAACACCAAGCGCCTCGGCCTAAGCATGCTCAACCGCCTCAATGGAAATCCCCAAGGCTATTCAGTCGGTGGCCTGGTGGGAGGGCAAGCCTTCGGTGCTGGCGCAGGTCTGGTGGGGGCCTCTGCGGGGGCGGTGATCATCGACGTGGATGTCAATGTCCAGTCCTCTGGACAGGCCCAGGTGTCGGCCACAGCTGCAGGCAATACGGACTCTTCAATGGCGCAGCTGGGCAAGATCATCGGCAATGCCGTGCGCGAGCGCATTGCTCAGGAAATGCGACCAGGCGGCCTGCTTTGGTCGCAGCGAAATGGGAGGGCCTAAATGCCTGAGATCTTTGGATGGCGGCCATTGTCTGAGCCGAGGGGAACGGTATCGCACCGGACTCTGCGAGCGCAATTTGGTGATGGATACGCTCAGGTAGCGGGGGATGGAATCAACCCCCGTAAACAGTCGTGGCCGTTGGAGTTTCGCGGTCGTGCTGGGCAGATCAAGCCGATCAGAGATTTTCTCGATCGACATGCTGGTGCGCGGTCTTTTACCTGGACACCTCCCCTTGGAGATCCTGGCCACTACCTGGCTGGCGAGTATCAGATAACCCCTCATGGGGGTAGAGGGCCACTCAAGAGCTACACGCTGTCGGTGACCTTCACCGAGTTCAACCGGCCATAGCGGCAATTGCTATCCGCCACCAGCCCGCCTTGTGTGGGCTTATTTATTGAAAGGAATCCAGATGGTCAATGTTCAGTCTGAAAACTTTACCCATGGCAACTCAGAAGTCGAGATTCCAACACAGCCCCAGGATGCGGCGGTGTTGGAAGGGTGTAACTGGAAGCTAGGTCTTTATGACGGCAGCTTCGAATTGCAGGCAGCTATCAATTGCGGCTGACTGGGACGGTTTTCACGTTTCCATTTTCATCAATCACATGATCGTGAAAAAGTGCCAATAAGGGCGCTTCAAACTGCTCTTTATTCACCTGGGAGGATGGGTTGTTGAGTATGTGGCGAATCATTGAGACAAGCACGTCGTTATTGAATCCTGGCGATGCTTGCAGTGCAGTTTTAATGGCATGAAGGGAGGCGAGTACTCCCATTTCAAAGCTGCTGAATCCTTCTTTCTGGTCGCTCAATTCGATCTCCATTGGGGGTTAAAGAAGCACTAACCATATCCCATCTCTGTTTTTCTCCAGCCCGCCACGTGCGGGCTTTGTATTTTCTGGACTTCACATGATTACAGCTGACGTTCAAGGCCTGGCCCCAGGCGACCGGGTTTACCTGTTCGAGCTGGATGCCACACAGATCGGCGGCGAGCATCTTCGCTTTCATGGCTACCCGCAGGCCGGGCCCATCTGGTGGCAGGGCAACGAGTACGGCCCCTGGGCCATCGAGGCCGAGGGATTTGCACGCACCGGGGTGGGGACGCAACCGGCGCCGACTTTGCGCGTGGGCAACATTGGCCAGGACGAGCAAGGTAACCCGCTGCCGGGCGTCATATCGGCGCTATGTCTGGCGCTGGGTGACATGGTTGGGGCGCGCGTCATCCGGCGCAGCACCTTAAGCAAGTACCTGGACGCTGCCAACTTTCCCGGCGGCAATCCGACAGCAGACACGCAAGAGGAGCTGCCTCCTGAAATCTGGTTGATCGAAGCCAAGACAGCCGAGGACAAGGAAACCGTCGAATTCGAGTTGCGCTCGGCTCTCGACTTTGACGGCGAGCAACTGCCAGCACGCCAGATCCAGGCCAACGTCTGCGGCTGGCTTTCCATTGGCGGCTACCGAGGCTCGTACTGCGCTTACACCGGCTCGGCCATGTTTGACCGTGACGGCAACCCTGTTGCAGATCCAACACAGGACAAGTGCGGCGGCCGCGTGAGCGACTGCAAAAAGCGCTTTGGCGAGTGGCAGCCTATCAACTTCGGCGGATTTCCTGGCGCCGATGCACTGCGGGGGTATTGACCATGCTGCACAAAAAGACCATGGCGGCCATCCAGGCCCACGCTCTGGCCGAGTACCCGCGCGAATGCTGCGGCCTGATCGTGGCCGTGGGACGGCGAGAGCAATACCGGCCATGCACGAACCTCGAAGCCAGCACAGGGCAGTTCCGCATGAGCGCCGAGGCCTGGGCCGAAGCCGAGGATGCTGGCCAGGTGCTGGCCGTGGTGCATAGCCACCCCGACGCCCCGGCAGCACCCAGCGAGGCCGACATGGCCGCATGCGAGGCCTCGGGTGTGCCTTGGGTGATCGTGAGCGTGCGCGAGGGGACTATGGACGATGTGTATCAGTTCGCTCCGTGCGGCTGGCGTGCGCCGCTGCTGGGTCGTCAGTTTTTCCATGGTGTGCTCGACTGCTACACGCTGATCCGTGATTGGTACGGCCGGGAAGCCGGCATCGAGTTGCCTGACTTCGAGCGCGCTGACGACTGGTGGAACACCAGGCAGGACCTTTACATGCAGCAATTTGGCTTGGCCGGCTTCGAGCGCATCCCCGATGGCGCGGCCATTCAGTCCGGCGATGTGGTGCTGATGGCGGTGCGCTCACCAGTGGCCAACCATGCCGGCATCTATCTGGACCAGCGCCCTTTGGCCGAGGCGCCCGACCTGCACCCGGTACCGAACGCCATGCTGCATCACCTCTATGGGCGCTTGTCCGAGCGTGTGGTGTACGGCGGTTACTGGCATGAGATCACGCGTGCCGTGATTCGACACAAGGATTTCAAGGCATGAGCTACACCGACAACCAACCGCTGCGCACCGTGCGACTCTATGGCCGCCTGGGCGCTCAGTACGGGCGTATGCACCGCCTGGCGGTGGCCAGTTGTGCCGAGGCCGTGCAGGCCCTGGCCGTTCTTCTGCCCGGCTTCGAGCGGGAGATGATGACCAGCAAGGAGCGAGGTGTTGGCTATGCCTGCTTCCTGGGCAAGCGCAACCTGTCTGAAGACCGGCTTTGCGATCCCGCCGGCGCCGAGGACATTCGGATCGCGCCGGTGGTGCAGGGCGCCAAGCGTGGCGGTCTGTTCCAAGTTGTGCTGGGTGCAGCCCTGTTTTTCGCGGCGCCATACATCGCGCCCGTGGTGGGCAACGTGGCCGGCGCTCTGGGCTTTGATGCCATCAATGCTCTGGTGGCGACCAGCAGCGCGCTGTCGGGTATGGGCGCCGCAATGATGCTGGGTGGTGTCGCCCAGCTGCTGAGTCCGCAGCAACGCGGCCTGAGTGCCAAGGACGGCCCGGAAAACGGAGCCTCGTACAACTTCAATGGGCCAGTCAACACGACCGCCCAGGGCAACCCCGTGCCGCTGCTGTACGGCGAATTGATTATTGGCTCCGCGACTGTCAGCGCGGGCATTTACTCCCAAGACCAACAATGAACGCTTTTGAAGTAGTACAGCCTCGCCCTGTGCGCGGCGGCTGGTCCCTGCGCGGCTACAAGGGAAAGGGCGGTGGCGGTGGTGCGCGTCAGCCTGTGGAGGCCGCTGACAGCCTGCACAGCACCAGCTACGCCCGCGTGCTGGATCTGCTGAGCGAAGGTGAGATTGCCGGCCTGGTCAACGGCCTGCAGTCCATCTATCTGAACAACACACCGCTGGCCAACGCGGATGGCAGTTTCAACTTTGCGGGCGTGACAGCAGACTTTCGCGCGGGCTTTCAGACGCAAGACCCCATCCCAGGCTTCCCCTCGACGGAATCTCCTGCGGCCGTGGGCGTGGAGCTCAAAGCCGCTACGCCCTGGGTGCGCTCCATCCTCAACCGCAACCTATCGGCCGTGCGTGTCACGCTGGGCGTGGATGGCCTGTCCAAGGCCAACACCGAAAACGGCGACATCAGCGGCCATACAGTCAATTACGCGATTGACCTGCAGACCGATGGCGGCGCTTGGGTAGAGGTGCTGGCCGCAGCGTTCACCGGTAAAACAACGCAGCAATATCGCCGCACGCATCGTATTGACTTGCCCACGGCCGTGACCAGCTGGACGCTGCGTGTTCGCCGCGTCACGCCCAATGCGAACAGCAACACAGTGGCAGACACCACGGTGATCGAGAGCATCACCGAGGTGATTGACGCCAAGCTGCGCTACCCCATGTCGGCCCTGGTCGGCCTGCAGGTAGATGCCAGCCAGTTTCGCGGCAGCGTGCCCACGCGCGCCTATCACTGCCGTGGCCGGATCATCCGCGTGCCGAGCAACTATGACCCGGTGCTGCGCGCCTATACGGGGATCTGGGACGGCACATTCAAGAGCGCCTACAGCAACAACCCGGCATGGGTGTTCTACGACCTGGCCACCAATGACCGATACGGCCTGGGTAAGCGCATTCCAGCTGGCTGGATCAATAAATGGTCCCTGTACCAGATCGGCGTCTACTGCGACGGCATGGTCTCCAACGGCCGTGGCGGGGTGGAGCCACGTTTTACCTGCAATGCCTATCTGCAGAGTCGAGGTGATGCCACGCGCGTGCTGCAGGACCTGTGCAGCATTTTCCGGGGCATGGTCTATTGGGCGGCTGGCGCTGCTGTGCCTGTGGCGGACATGCCGCGAGATCCTGCAGTCACCTACAACCAGGCCGATGTGATTGACGGCCGTTTCTCGTACAGCGGCAGCCGCCTGAAGGACCGCCACACGGTGGCCCTGGTGTCGTACAACGACATGACGGACTTTGGCCGCCAGAAAGTTTTCCCCTACCAGGATGACGCTGCGGTGGCCCGCTACGGCATCCGTAAGGTGGAAATCTCCGCCTTCGGCTGCACCAGCGAAGCTCAGGCGCAGCGCGTGGGCCAGTGGGCCGTGCTGACCGCCCAACGCGAGACGCGCTCTGTGTCTTTCTCTCTGGGCCTTAAGGGCACGCTGTGCTCGCCCGGGCAGGTGATCGAGATTGCAGACAGCGCGTTTGCGGGCCGCCGCATGGGTGGCCTGGTCAAGAGTGCGACGGCTGCCAAGGTCGTGCTGGACGCCCCTGTCACGGCCCGGGCTGGTGACTCCATCACTGTGATGCTGCCTTCTGGGGTGGCGCAGTCTCGCCGCATTGCCTATCTGGAGATGATCGACGGCGCCCAGCATGTGAGTGTCAATCCTGCGTTTGATGCGGCGCCTGTGACAGAGAGCAGCTGGGCCATCAGCACTGCCGATGTGGCGACACAGCTTTTCACGGTGCTGTCGGTCACAGAGGGTACTGGCCCGGGCCTGACGTTCGATGTGTCGGCCATTCAGCACGAGCCGGGCAAGTTTGCCGCCATTGACCAGGGCGCGTTGCTGCCCGAGCGTCCGGTGTCCGTGGTGCCTGCTCAGGTGCTGCCCACGCCGATCGGTGTGACCGTGGGGGCGCACAGTGTCACTGCTGGCGACGGCACGATCAGCACCACAGTTACGGCCGCATGGCAGGCCGTGGCTGGCGCTGCTTTCTACGACGTGGAATGGTCCCGCTCGCAGTCCGATTGGGTGCATATGCCGCGCACGGCGCTGACCGTGGTGGACATCCCGAACGCCTATACGGGCGACTACCTGGTGCGTGTACGCGCAATCTCCGCTATCGACACCGTGAGCGCCTGGGGCTACAGCGCCGCCACGCCCGTGGCTGCAACGGCCCTTCCGCCTCGCAATTACGACACCTTTATGGTGGCCGAGATGCCTAGCGGCATGCGGCAGTACATCTTCACCTATACCACTCAGCGCCCGCCTGCTGACCTGGCCGGTGCCGAGATCCGCTACATCCTCGGCTCACCCGTCAACATTGACTGGCAGCAGATGCGCCCGCTGGACGATGGCGGCTACTACACCAATAGTTTCGAGAGCACCAAGCCCGAAGCCGGTCTGTGGACATTTGCGCTGCGTGCCCGCAGTCGCTCCGGAGTGCTTTCTGAGGGCATGCTCATCTGGCGTGGCCAGCTGTTGCACAACGTGGCCGATGTGGTGCCGGACCTGACACCACCACCACCGGTGACCGGGCTTGCAGCCGTGGGCATGTTCACCAGCGTGCAGGTCACTTGGGATGTGGCCAACTACTCCCAGGGCCACGGCCATGCCAGAACCATCATCTATGCGGCCGAGGGCGCCGGGGCGCAGTTTTCTGCGGCGCGCCAGGTGGCCGAGGCCTTTGGCGGGCCAGCCTCTTTCACCAGCGACCCTGCTACCACCTGGAGTATCTGGGCCAAGCACCAGTCCGTTGATGGCGTGCTGTCTGACCTGCCGGCTGGCCCCGTGGTCGTGGAGACCGGCCAGGATCTGCAGAAGGTGCAAGAGGCTCTGGGCGGGCACATTTCTGAATCGTGGTTGGCCAACAGCCTGGGCCAGCGCATCGATCTGCTGGACAAAGACAACGGCCCGCTCGGGCGTAGCCTGGTCACGGCCGCCCAGCAGCAGGATGCACTCAATCAGTCCGTGCGCGGCAACATCAATCAGATGGCCGAGGGCCTGCTCGAGGCGGCGCTGGCAGCGGACAAGGCACTCGAGCGCATCACCGACGCCGGCGTGTATGTCGATCCGGCCACTGGCCAGGTCAAGATCTACGGCCTGGAGCAGACGAATGAGCATGTGATTTCGCTGCAGATTCTGCTCGATGCGGTGCAGGGGCAGATGCTGCTCAAAGCCAGCACGGCTTACGTGGACGGCAAGATTGCAGAGGCCGTGCTGTCGCCTGCGGATCTGCTCCTCTATGAGGGGATCGATGCGCGCCTGATCACTGTGACGCAGGAGATCGACAGCATCAACGGTCGGCTGACGCAAAAGGCTGATGCACTGGAGCTGCAGGGGGCATTGGTGCGGTTGACCACGGCCGAGAGCAATCTGGATGCACTCGGCGGTCAGATCGCCCTGCGGGTCACGCGGGCCGAATACCAAGCCGATCAGGATGCCTTGCAACAGCGCATGGGCAGCGCCGAGCTGACACTCAGTGCCCTGGATGTGCCTGCGATCACGGCTACGGTCACAGCGGCCAGCCGTGCTGAGCGCGATGCTGAAAAGACTGCCGAGGCGCTGCTTCGAGACATTCTTTCGGGTGAGCGCAACAGGGAGCAGGCCGCTGATGCGTTGGCGTTCGCTCGCAATCAGCTCACCGCAGCCATTGTTGACGGGCTGGCAGCAGAGGCGCAGCAGCGCCTGCAGCTGGCGGCCACCGTGGGTGCGCAAGGCGCGGCACTGACGCAGGAGTCCAAGGCCCGGGCAGATGGCGATGCGGCAGAGGCGCTGGCCAGGCAGAAACTGGCAGCCGAGACACAGCAAGGGCAGCAGAGTCTGTCCGCCGCGATCGAGCAGGAGGCTACGGCCCGAGCGAATGCTGTATCCGCAGAGGCGAGCCAAAGGCAGCAATTGCAGGCAACCGTTGGCAGCAACCACACGGCGGCGATGCAGGCGGCTCAGGCCGCCAGTGATGCGGCAGGGAGCAAAGGCAAGGTTCTCTATGGCACTTCTGCGCCTGCTGTAGCTGATCGCCTGGCGCAAAACCTTTGGATTGATACCACGGGCGGAGCAAACACCCCGAAGCGTTGGAACGGGGCCGCCTGGGCCGCAGTGACCGACAAGGCCGCCACCGACGCTGCGGCGGCTGCAGCCACGGCGCAGTCCACGGCCAATAACGCGGTGGCAGCCATTCAGGCCGAGCAGTCCGTGCGGGCCAATGAGACCGGCCACCTGGGTGCTCTGTACTCCGTGCGCATGCAGCTGTCGCAGGCCGGCCAGCAGGTGGTCGGTGGTTTTGCACTGTCGGGCACATCCAACGGCACGGCGGGTCCAACCATCGACTTTGGTGTTATGGCCAATTCGTTCTGGATTGCGGCGCCCGCTGGCTCGCCGGCTGGCGTGTCCAACGTCAGGCCGTTCTCTGTGCAGACCACGGCGCAAACCATCAACGGGGTGGTGGTGCCTGCGGGCGTCTATATGGATGCCGTCTACATCAATAACGTGGACGTAATCCTGGGGCGCTTTGGCACTTTGCTGGCCGACAAGATACAGGCCACGGCCATCAGTGCCAGCCAGCTCACCGCCGGCAATGGCGTGATCGGCGGCAGCTTGAAGTCAAGCAACTACGTGGCCGGCTCCAGCGGCTGGATATTGCGCCCGGATGGAATGGCCGAATTCTCGGGCGTCACCGTGCGCGGCACGATCTACAGCACTGCGGGAACGATTGGGGGCATCACCATCAATGGCAATGGTCTGAACGCGGGTGGCTTCTGGGGCTATGTGTGGCCGCCGGCGGGGCAGAGTGGCTTTCACATTGGTCCGAACGGCATCTTGCTGGGTAACGCCAATAACGGCAGATACATCGAGATCCAGAGCAGCGGCAACATCTATGCGCCAGGGCTGCGCATTGAGAACGGAAACGCGACCTTCTCCGGCAACCTTTCCGGCGCATCGGGCACTTTTAGCGGCACGCTCACTGCGCAAAAGGTCATCACTACCGGGAACCTGGAGGACAACGCGGCTGCAGTGCCGTTGTTCGCCCAGTCCGCGTCCACATACACGGCTTTGTGGGTGCCTGCGTTCGACGGCGCGATGACATGCGTCGTTCATTACGGCGGTTCCTTCAACTTCATTAATTTTCGTGATGAGGCCGTGTATTTGACGCTCTATGTGGACGGCGGAGCAGTTCAAAGCATCGTTATTGGCAGCTTGAACTACCCGGGCAATGGTGCATTCGCTTTCGCGTTTTCTGGAAACGGGGCCGGCCGATCCATTGAGCTTCGGCTGAGCGCGGGAGGACAGACTCCGTCCGCCAATGTGTTTGTGCAAGCAACGCTCCACAAGAGGTAACACCAATGCGCTACGCAATGCACCGAGCTGGCGAGACCGCCATTTTTCAGATCCTTGAGTGTCCCGAATCCGTCGTGGCGGAGATTACGCCCCCTGGTGTGATCTGTGTCCCGGTTGGCATCGACGTGTCGGATGCCACTCACCTCATCGTGGACGGTAACGCCGTACCCATTCCCACAAGCACCAATCCATAAGGAGCAGAAATGGCCTGGTACAGAACTGGCACCGTTGCGGTGACCAACAACAGCAACGTCATCACCGGCACAGGCACCTCATGGGTGGATGGTGCAGCGGTTGGTGAAACCTTCCTGGGGCCGGATGCGCAGGTCTATGAGATCACGTCCATCGTGAGCGGCACCAGCTTGCGCATCAGCCCGAACTACAAAGGCAGCACGGCCACGGTCCAAGCCTACGCAATCATGCCCACCCAAGGCTATTTGCGTGACCTGGCCGCGCAGGCGGCTGCACTGGTCAATAGCTATCAGGCGGTGCGCGATGGAGCCGGGGCCGGCAAGTTCGCTGCAGGCACGGCGGCGGCGCCCAGTCTGCGCGGCGCAGCCGACGAAAACACCGGCCTCAACTTCCCCGGCGCAGACATCCTGCAACTCATCACCAATGGGGTGGTGCGGTTGCAGATCGCTGCCGACGGAACGCCGAGCGGCGTGTTTGTGGACAAGCTGCCAATCAGCACTGCCACTCAGGCAGCAATCAATTCCTTAGCGGCCGCCAGCGTGGCTCTGGCGTCGATTGGCACTGCTCCCAATCAGCTGCCCAGCAATCAGCATCTGGGCGCAATGGCATTTCAGGATGTCGCCAGTTCCCTTCAGGTGCACCTGCATGCGCGAGACAGCCGACCCGGAGATGTCTGGCATGAGCGCGTAAGCGACACCCAAGTGATTAAGAAATTCCACGGCATTGATGGCGTGGTGCGCACCATTACGGAGACCTATTCATGACAGTGATTGCCGACCTGCCGGAAATCCGGCCCAGCTTGCTACTGGACTTTGCCAACAGCGGCCGTGTGGATCCACGCATCAGCTGCACGCGGGCTAGCACCGCAACGTGCTACGGCCTTGATGGTGTACTGCGCACAGTTGCGAACAATGTGCCTCGCATTGACTTTGATCTCCTCACCGGCAAGTGCCTGGGTTTGTTGGTGGAGGAAGCTCGCACCAACTTATTGCTCAACTCGGTGTTTGCGGGGGCGGCTTCGGGGGCGCCAGGGACTGCTCCCACAAACTTCCCATTCTCTGTGGGGAATGGCAGCACAGAGGTCATTCCCGGAGGTCTCTACACCACATTACGACTGTCGACAGCGACTGCGGCAAGGCATTTCCTCACGCAGTTGAATACTCCTGTAGAGGTCGGTCAGTACGCCTTCTCCCTGCCATGCAATTTCTATGTGGCCTCGTCCGTTGGTAACTTCCTTGGGGCATCGGCTGGAACTGCGGTGTTCACGGCTCGCTACTTTGTTGACGGTGTTGAGATCGCTTCTGGCACTTCTGTTGGCACCGGCAAAAAGACGGTGTCAATGCTTTTGGACGTGACAACGGCTGGCACTATTTCAATGCGCTTCGGAGTCGGTGTTGTTGTCTCTACAGTGGGGGATGTTGAAGTCAGTCTCCCCCAGTTAGAAAAAGGAGCCTTCCCCACTTCATTCATACCAACGACGACAGCGGCAGCTACTCGCGCAGCAGATATTGTTAGTTTCACGGGTGCGGCACCGCTTGCCACCAACTTTAGTGTTGTCCAAGAGGCGGCACTCGTTGGGGGGCCAGCTTCGGACGGCACATTCGGAATATCTGTTTATGCGGAAGAAAATAAGCGATTTAGATTTATGTGCTCTGGAGCGCGGAATATCTATTTCAGTTATAAATTTAATGAAGAAAACACAAAAAATATTGCCCTTCAAAAACTAGCCGTCGGAAGCTTTTTACGCTGTGCGCTTGCCGTGACTCCAAATAGCCTTAGCGTGACTTCAAGTGGGGCAGAGCCTTTAAAAGCAGACGCTTCTGTTTCTGTTGGGGCTTATCCAGAGCTTTCTCTTGGTACATATAGAAAGACAAATCCCATCGCATCCGTGAGCTCTCGCATTAGAAGTCTTGCTTTTTACAACCAGGCACTTAGCAATTCTCAGCTCAAAAGGCTCACAGCATGATGTACCTGCAATTTGCCAGCGAGGCGGCCGCTCGCCTCGCTCTCGCACCCTGGATCGTTGAAAACGCATGGCCTTCCTATATAGAGAATGTGGCAGTCGATGTCGTTGGGAGGATTCAGCGGCCTACGGGCTCAGTGATTGATACCCCGGAGGGAGCCATCCCGGAGATGACGCTCATACCTGGGTGGCATGTCAACTTGAGCGCACCCGTACCAGCCTTGGCTGCCTATGAGATTCCGGCGCCTTCAACGCCTGACAGGGTGTTTGCGGGCAGTGGTGATGCACTGCCACCGCGAGTTCCGGCCGCAGTCGCACGCTGGCAAGCCAAACTGGCCCTGATGCAGCAGGTGGATGGGTAGGGTGTGACTCTGTGGGACCGCCTGCAGCAGCTGCGCGAGTCGCTCACGGATGCCGGCCAGCAGACCATGCTGGATGCGGCCATGAGCGAGGTGCTGAACTGGAAGCGCCCCAGCCCCACGGTGCTTTGGGCGGCCGAGCAGCTAGGTCTCACGGCACAGCAGGTGGACGAGCTCTTTATCTACGCGCATGCACTGGAGCTGTAGCCATGGACTGGACGCCGCTGATTCATGCGCTGATCGCCATGCTGGCCCAGGCCCTGGTCGGCCTGGTGCTGGGCAACTGGTGGTTGGGTGGCGCCCTGGCCTGCAGCTGGTGGCTGGCCCGAGAGCACACCCAGGCCGAATACCGCTACATCGCCGCATTCGCCGGTGGCCATCGTGATGGCATGCCATGGTGGGGCGGCTTCTACTGGAAGGTCTGGGGCTGGCCCAGCATCCTCGATGCGGCCGCGCCAGCAGTTGCCTGCCTCGTCTTCTACCTAACCGCCTCCAAGGCGGTTTTTTAATGCCCAGGGAGGGGCTTATGGAAAACAACGAAACGCGCGTTGCCGCTTTCAAGATCACGCTGCTGACGCTTGCCGGGGCGGTGGCCGAGGTCACGCTAGAGCGCTGGCTCACGATTGCGATCTTGGTTTACACGCTGGCCCAGCTGTATTTCCTTGTTCGGGATAAGTGGTGGCGCGATCCGGAGCGCTTCAAACAGAAGGAAGGCGCTCATCATGATGCTCAATAAAACCAGGGTCGCAGCAGCGACCCTTTCTATTTCGGCGGCTGCCGGTACCGCGTGGATTGCAGCAGAAGGGGATGGGCCCAAGAGCGTTAGCAAGACCGGGGAAGTCCTGCTGCATCCCTATGTGCCGACGCAGGGCGATGTACCGACAATCGGCCACGGCTCCACGCGCTACGAAGACGGCCGCCGCGTGACATTGGCAGATCCGCCCATCACCCGCCAGCGGGGCGCTGGGTGAGCTGGATCGCACCTATGCGGAGTGTGTGCGTGCCAGCCTTGGCCAGACATTGGTGAATCAGACCGAGTTCGACAAGGCTGCGGACTTCGCGGGTCAGTACGGCTGCGGCGCTTGGCGCGGCTCCAGCATGCTCATCAAGACCAAGGCCGGCGACTATTCCGGCGCCTGCCGCGCCTACCTGGGCTACAAGTTCATGACCAGCGGGCGCCGCGAGGGCCCGGGCTGGGTGGCCTATCAGTGGGACAAGGCCGGTCAGGCCACGCGCTGGCGCTTTGACTGCAGCACCCCTGGCAACAGGATCTGCGCCGGCGTCTGGACTCGCCAGCTGGCACGCCACAACGCATGCATGGAGTCACAGTCATGAGCACGAAACTGCAAACAGCCCTGGCCAGCCTTGCGCTGGCCTTTTCTTTTGGGGCTGGCTTGGTCGTCAATGGCGTGTCCATTATGTTGCCCGGCTTGAAGATCCGTGGCGATGCGAATGTCGAGCTCTGCGAGTGGGGGCTGTCATGGCGCGGCTGACCGTCTACACAGCCCTGGCAGCCGCTGCCGCCGGCGCGGCGCTGGCCTGGTCCTTCCAGGCTGCGCGCCTGGGGGCTGAGCTGGCCGACGAGCGCCTGCAGGCCAGCCAGTACCGCGAGCAGATCGCTGATGAGCGCACGGCCGCCGGCCGGCGCGTGCTGGCCGTCGAACGCACGGTCAACGCCACATACCAAGGAGCCCTGAATGACGCCATCCAGAAGCAGGCCACTTTGCAGGCTGCTGCTGATCGCGCTCGCCGTGAGCGTGACGGCCTGCGCAAGCAACTGTCCGAAGCCGAGCAGCGACTTGCCGACGCTTCCCCCGCCGCCCTCATTGAGTACGCCTCAACCCTCAACCGCGTATTCGGACAGTGCAGCCAGCGATACACGGAGCTGGCAATCCGAGCTGATGGCCACGCAGCTGATGCAGCAACCTGCCGCGCAGCCTGGCCAGTGATTCCCCAAACCAAGGAAACCCAATGAGCAAAATTGCGATCACGGAGCAAATGGTCGGCCGCTTCCTGTCCTGGCCACTACCGGCTGACTTTGCCCCTGACTGTGGCATCACCTTCACCCGCTCGCCACTCGCTGGCATGAGCCCCACGGGCACGAACCTACTGCACTTCGGCCAGGCCAAGGCGATGCTTGAGCACTGCATCAATGGTGGCAATGCCAGAGCCAGTTCGCTGCCACCCCACCAGCAGCGCGTGCTGGATGAGAAGCAGGAGCTGGACATCCGAATCACCAGGCTGGACGAGTTCATTCTGCGCAATGCCTTGTTCCGCCAGCTGGACCCCGATGAGCAGGCCCGCATGCGCCGCCAGCTCGATGTGATGCGCGAGCTGTCTGTGATCCTGGGCGAGCGCATCTCTGCTTTCTGAGCCTTCCGGCCCGCACCGGTCGGCTGCCGGATTTTGGAGATCCCTGTGAACCTGTCTTTCAACACATCCCCCAAGATGCTCCTTTGCATCGCCGCCGCGATTCTGGCGGTCCTGCTGTTCTGCACCTTCAAGGTGAACACCAACCCCAGCGGTATTGCGCTGACCGGCTTCATTGCCTCCTGTGTGGCCCTGGCCGCGCTGGCGCTGACATGCAGGAGTTGTTTATCAAAATTGGAAACGCAGCATCGATGCGCTTGGTGCAGCCCAAACACCGCCCCATCATCAGAGGGCATGAGTCGCCAGCGATTCCAAAGCTCCAGTACCACGTCTATGAGCGCCTAGCCTCACGCGCCTATCTGGATGGCGGCGGCAACGGCAAGCGCGGCTATATAGGGCAGATCGTGCAATACGAAGGGCGTGTGTACTGTGCCACGGTTCCTAACGGCACTTTGATCCTGCGCCGTGGAGGCAAGACCTTTATTGCGGGCAATTGCCGCAACTACGCGCTGCACGCCGCCATGTGCCTTGGCATGCACAAATGGCCCGAGGCCCGCTGGCTGCAGCTGGAGCAGACCGTGCAGCCCCCGCAAGACCTGTTCAACACCGCCCCGGCCCAGGCAGCACAGCAGCAGCCGCAGGGCAAAGAACCTGCGCCGCCACGCGCGCCAGCGCGGCCCAGCCCGTCGCGCCAACTGGCGGACGAAGAGCTTTTCAGTCCCATCAGCCTTTACTAATAAAAACCAATGCAAACGCCGGCACAGCAAGCGCAACCAGCTATTAAAACAATGAACGACAAAGACGCAGCATCCACCCCTTCGGTATCTAGCCTCAACAAGCTGGACCCCATAGCCGTGCTGCGCGAAGAACTGGCCGCCGCCGCGCTATGCCATGGCGTGGAGCGGGTGGAGGATTTGACGGAAGAGCTGGTGGGGCGGTACATCCAACGCTTGGGTGGCCTGACTGTCTATGTACGGAATGACAGCGTCAAAGTTCGAGAGCGCTTGGCAGATGAGATTCGAGCCGCGTTTGATGGAAGAAATGCCAGAGAGCTTGCGACTAGGTTTGGGGTGAGCCTTCGGCAAGTGCAGCGTGTCGTGATGTCAAGGCAAGACGGTGCGAATTACTCTGATTTATGAATCATCGGAATTTCAGGCTTGGAACGCATTTTTTTAGCCATTTTCCGAAAGTGTTCCATGCAACCTGAATCACTCGCAAATGTTTGATTTCATGGAGGTCACTTTCATTATTCTTGGAACATTTTTTATCTTCGGTGCAGCTAGATGAGGTGCTCGCTGTTCCAAGCGGGGCAACGTTCCTGATATCAGGTTGTGTAACATGCCGTCACAAGTGGAGGAGACGGTATGGGTACTGAGTCGCAGTTTATTCCGGGGGTATACCCAGAAATTGTCAAATTGTTGCCAAAGATCGGAGGCAACAACAACCTTGGTGTTGGTGTCGATTTATCAGGCAAAGAGTACGTGCTCAAAGAGCATCCAATGGTTGGCGTTGCTGAGTTCGTTGGCGCAGCTGTTTGCAGTGAGCTAGGCCTTCAACACCCGGTGCCAAACATTGTGAAGCACACGAACATTTTTGGACAATCTGAGTTCCTTTTCGGTTCGGCGATGGAGACAGGGCTGCTTCCCATGGACTTCCGGTCACCTGCCGAATGGAGAAATCTTGTACCGCAACTGGAATCAGTGGCGGTGTTCAGTGTAGTGTTGGCCGTGGACCTTGCTCTAGGTAACGATGATCGTCATCAAGACAACTGGCTAGTTAAAGCGGCGCAGCCAGCAGAGGGAAGGCCATACCACGAAATGATTACCATGGACTTCTCGAATGCATGGCCATGTGCCACACCGCCGCATCATCCACTTCGCCATCCTTCTCCAAATACTTGGATCATTGCTGGTCGGAATTGGCCTGCCTATGGAATCGAATTTGACCGCGCAACCTACCGCGCCACTTGCTCAAGAATTGCGAACTTGAGTCAAGATTGGCTGACTAAGGTGCTGGAGCCCATGCTTGGCATTTGGTTTGATGAAACGCAGCTAGCAACCATGCAGCAATGGTGGACCGTTCATTGGAAAGATCACATGCTCAATGTAGTGGCATGCCTTGAATGTGATGGAGATTGGCAATGAAGCAAAGATTCCACTATGTTGTTCTTCGCCTGAAAACCAATGATTTGCGAAATGAAATAATTAATGTGGGAATTATTTTATTTGATGATTCATTAAAGCCTGCTGTTATCACAATGGCGCCCTTAAATAAGCTGCGTGCAATTGATAAAAGTTGGGATGCAGCTCGTTTGTCGCAATGGACGCTGCGCGTTCACGACGTTGTAGAAATGGCAAAAGATGCCAAAGAAATACTCTACACATTAGACCGATTTGGGTACTGCGATAAAAAGGCCGTAGGTATGTTTATGGCCTCCTCTCAAAAAGAAGTTGCTGAGAATATTGCCGAAATTAAGAGAGTCTACGTAACCAATAAAAGCGGGGTTGAGAAACCTCAGAAAGAGAAAAAATCAAAGTTGCAGATATTGCTTAAAGAGCAATTTGAACGCATGGATGTTTTAGGTAAAACAGTTGATGACCTGGAGAAACATCTGGTGGTGCCAAATGTTCAAGTTCCAGAACATCCAAGCCTAAAGTCTGATTTTGTTTTTAAAAATGGTATTTATCGAATAACTCAAACTATTGACTACAACGTCGAGCCAGATTCATTGCATAATAAGTTGACTGAAGCTTGTGTCAAGATTACTGCAGCTGACTTTGCTGTCAGTCAGTATGGGGAGAAGACAAGAAAATTAGCAGTGATTGATGTTCCAGAAGGTTTTTGGGGAACAGTGGATGCTCATGTTGATTTGCTAATAAAAAAGAAGTTCGAAGTTTTTAATTTCGGTGATCCTTCAAGTATGTTGGATTATTTTGATAAAGCAATTGCCTATAGCTAG